AATCGTCAGTCGTTTCCACGTTGCCATCGTGGTTCAATGCTTCCTTGATCACCCCCAGCCGTGATTCCAGCCCTTCAACAACTTCATCACCAAAACGAATACGCTCCAGCTTCTCTTGGCAACCGGGGCAGGCGAAGGATGGGGAGAGAATTTCATTGATTTTGTCAGCGGCGTTGAGTTCGCCAAGTTGCATAACGTATTCTCGCTGATTCGCCTTGCGTGGTTGATTGATGATCTCATATGTCTTGCCCTCCACTCCCGTCAGCCGTGATTGGCAGTCGGCAAGGGCAATCTCCAGCTCTTCAATGGTATCCAACAACTCCAGCTTCTCATCACTTGTCATGGTAACTCCTTGTAAATAAACAGAGAGGCTTCAGGTTCCAACACATCACGCCTTGCCCGGACTGTGACAGTTGTAGTACCTTCCACCCCTCTATTTTCTCCGGCAAGGGAGATCTAGAGGCAGATGATGTCCTTGAGAGCATCGGTGTTGTCCACGATCTTGCGAATCATGATGCGGTTCTCCATGTTGCCAGTTCTTTCCCGTTCGACCTCAAGCATTCGCAGGAATACCACGAAAGCCTGTTCAAAGCCCTGTTCACGACCCTTTCTAAAGCCGTAATCCTCACCGTTCTTGAATGATACGTTCTCTGCCTTCTGCAAATGCGACTGATTAACCATGTGTAAAACCTTTCCTTGCCAGATAAAGAAAGGGTGGAGCAACAACTAGCTACCCCACCCCAACGACTAAACCTTGTCCTGAAGACGAGTAAACTGACGCTTGCTCATGCCAGTAAGATCACTCAAGACATTGCGAACCAGCTTCAAACCCTCAGTCATGTCAGGATCACTCGACTCATAACCATGCTGTACCGCTACATCAAATGCATTGGTAATAGCCTGATGGGCAACATGGATCAAAGCATGGACAGTACCATTAGCCTCACCATATTTCAGACCCATCTTGAAGGATCTTGACCTTGCCCTCAAGCTCCTCTGACGCTCCAGTATGACATCCTTACGGGACATCGAACCATCATGGCGATTGATAGCTTCAGGGTTGATATCGCTGTTACGAGGGCGACTCAGGCGATTGGCCATTACCTCCATACCGGGAGGGATATCACTATCCTTGGGGCGAGGCATACCATCACTCTGCTCTGAGAGTGGGCTTTGGTCTCCAATGGAGAACGGAGCATCACGATCTTCACAGTCCTCTACACTGCAAGTAGAGCAATCAGCATCACCATTGGGAACACCAAGAGCCTTCAACATCCTAACCAAAGGGTGCTCATCAGACTCAATAGACCCATCTTTGAACTCATTCATGTTCACTCCTTGCCGAATTGTAAACAAATAGGGTCCAAGATGTCTTAGACCCCAACCATAGACTAGCCTAGAACGGACTATCTATCTCAACACTCTCATCCTCAAACTCATCCTCTTTAGCCAACTCCTCAGGGGTAGCATCGCAACACTCATAATTGCACGACAAATACCCATCAGTGGCCTCCTCAACAAACTCACGACGAGTCTGACATAAACAGTAGATGTAAGGCATGACTCACTCCTTGTCGGACTTATTGCCAAGATCCTTGTCGTTTATCATTATGAGAGCAATGACAAACAAGACACTCAGTATTCCAAGCAACCATCCGAAGAATATATCCAATATGAACTGTGCATCCATCACAATTGCTCCTTGTTATGTCTTCCAGAACTGTCCTTCAGAGAGTATGTACAAGTATTAACTATTAATAGTAGTGTAAGGGGATTTGCAGTCTCCCCCTACGACTAGAGCGTATCTAACTTCTTCATGATGGCTTCGTTGATCTTAGCCTGAGCTTTGATCTGCTCCATCATCACGTTGAGCGCTTCGTCAGTCTTGCCGGTATCAGTAGGCTCAGGGGCCTCAGCGGTCTTCATCGCGCTCAACCCGATCTTGGCCGCAACAGCCTGTATCTTCGCTCCATCACCAGTTGCCACAGCGTCTTCGTATTCCTTCTGCAACGCTCCAGCCTCCGCATCTTGGAACCTGAGATTACCAACCTCAGGCCGCATCATCCTTCCACCTTGACGAGCCACTTGCTCACGAGCCAGCAGTGCCAGTTGTATCTGACCAGCCGTTGTCTGCGTGTATTTGTCCAGTGCCATGCCGAAGATATTCATTCCATCCTCCTGATTAGAAAACCCGAATTTAAACGAATCCGATAAATAACAACTAAAACCGAACCGAACACCTTTCTACAAAAGGGATATATATATCATTTGGTGCATCCACAAACTGCTGATGTTTTCACAGGGTTATTTGATAACGAGTTGTCTATATGCGGTATGTGTAGATGATCTTCTTGAGGCGGTGGTGTCGATGATCCGCTTGCATAATTGGGGATACTGGGAATTTTTTGTAGTTTTTTTCATAAGTGTTTATTTTTCTGAGGGTCTGAAGTGTATACAGCTTTCCTGAAAAGTATAGGTTTGGTGAGAGTGTATACAGTTGGTGTAAGTTGTTTGTTTATGGGGGGTATATTTAGGGTTGACTTACACTACTGATTTGGATATTCTGGAGTTGGTGTTGGAATGGTCTTTAACGTGGGAGTGAGTAACCATGAATGGGAACCAGAGTATGCCGATGGAAGTATCTGTAGCTTCCCCGAATGCTGAGATCCCCCGGCTTGCAGATGAATTGGAGAATAGGTGTTCGGCACTGGAGGAGATAACCCAGTTGTTGCAGGGCAAGTTGACCAGAGTGACTCGTGACCCCGAGCAGGACGATCAACCGGCCCTTGCTAACCCTCCTGGTATGACGGGGTTAGGGGTGGATCTGGGAAGAACTGCCGACCGGACGGCCGAGGTTATCAAGCAACTCCATGACTTGTATGAGAGGTTGGAGCTATGAGTAAGGAATACAGCCCCGAGCATGATGTGATGAAGGGTTCTGGTGAGCAGAGGTCCAGCGAGAAAGAGCGTCCTTGGCGTGGAGACAACGAGGGCGTTATGACGGGGAAGGCGACTGAAGCCCTTATCCTTGATGACCAAGCCGCCGCTGAGGCTGTCCACAGGATGCAACTTGGCCGGGAACTCATAACGAGGTTCACCCACCATCCTCCGGACGGTATCAAGGTGCAAGTCCACAAGGCCATTAGAGATGACGGGAAGGAGTTTGCAGTCCGGATAGCGGCTGTGACCCCGATCTGTTACGAGCAGACAGAAGCCCTGAAGGCTATCGAGTTGGCTGTGTTCTGGGCCAATGCGGCGATTGCGAGGAGAACTTGAACGGCGGCGAAGCTCCTACTTCAAGAGCATCCGGCTCCGAAGTCCGGTGGAAGTGCCCTGCCTGTGGGTATGATCGGTTTGCGGTGGCCGGAGGAGAGGACCAGCATCGCAGGTGCCAGAACCCTGACTGTGGAGCCTTGTTCAGCCTTGTCCCTGCTCATTGGGTGCGGAGAGGGCATCCAGCGATCAGTACCGAAGGTGCTGACGAGGAAGAGGCCAAATTTTACGATGGCATCCAGTGGTTCCCGCCCGATGGCTACAAATGAGAACTGTACGGTACAAGACCCGCAAGGGATACGAAGCTCACGAGATACTCACGCCACAAGAGGCTGATGATCGTGGGCTTCACTATTTGAAGGACTATAAGGAAACTGAAGCGAAAGGCGATTATATTCTGACAGATGACGATGCGGTTCTTGAAGTCTTGGCATTTGGCCAATCCCCCAGAAATGGTAAGAGATGGATTCGAACTTGCATCGGAACCTTTGCGATTGACAGTCCGGTTCCATATGTGGACACTGAGCATCGTGAGTCGAGATTTACCTTCTCAGGCAAGATTCGAAAGAAGACCCATGTAAAATTTACTATTGAATGGGAAGCCTTCGCAGAGTATCTTGTCAGAGGATACAAGCCGATGGATGCCTACAAGATGGTCTATCCAAAGGCGAACAGCGATAGATACGCCAGTGAGAAGGCCTTGCTGTTGATGCAGAGGAAAGAGGTCAAGGTAATCGTGGCCAAGAAGATTTCTGATACACTGGCTGAACTTGAGATAGATGACAGGTATCTGCTGAACAGATACAAGGAGCTTGCGAACAACGCAGACAGCGATTCAGTTTCGATACAGGCACTCAACGCATTGTCGGAGATCAAGGGTATCAAGGGAAACAAACAGGTGAGCTTGACTACCAAGGTCTTCGCTGGAATACCGCAGACGGAACTCGACCAGATTCAGAACGGGGTCAACCGTGTATACCCTGAAGATGAAACCAAAGAGCTAACTGATGGAGTCAAGGATGACGAAGAAGTTACGCTTGAGGACGAAATCTACTGATCCCGCCTATGGGGGTGGTGCCGAGATGCTCACCCCTTCTGTGGACTCGTCCCATGAGGGTTCGCCACCACTCCCCCCAAGAAATGAATCAAACATGGAAAACGTCGTTTGGGTGAACCAAGACGGTTCCCAAGAACTATGGGTATGTGATGATGGAATGATGAAAGGTATCCTGAAGACCAACATCCTGCTTATCGGCCTTTGGAGTCGGGTAATGGCAGGAAGCGTTGAGCATCAGGGATACTGGCATAAATTGCCTTGGAAGAGGCAGAACCGAATGGAGCAGTGATGAAGGTCGAAATCAAGAAGGATGAGCTGGTCAAGTATCTGGTGAAGTCGATGAAGACATCAGAACTCAGCAAGGCGATGAAGGGGTTGAAGGAGATCGACTGGAACCCTTTCGATGACGATGGTGACGAATACGACAGTGCGTGGAAAGAGATCGTGCATAACAAGGATCTCGTTTTCGATGCCGCTGTAGCCTTGTCTGTCACAGCAGAGAGGCTCGTTGTCGAGGGGATGTCCCTGTCGGCCCCCCAGAAGCACAAGGCTGTGGTCAGTGCCTTGGATAAAGCCATTGCCCTGCCGTTCTTCATGGAACCGTTCGATGGCAAGGTGATTGATCTGATCGTCACCGGAGCTGTCAAATTCATGAACCTGTTACGGAAGTCTCCCGCCAAAGCGGCTCCTGTGGCAACATCGGTTCCCAAGTACATCGCTGGCACCCTGAATCCCAAGTACGGCAAGCCCGCCACTAGTGCGCCCAAGGCTGTCATCGGGGATGCCCCCATCAAGATCTCCCTGACCAAAAAGGGTGCATTCAAGGAAGTTGGCTGATGAAGAGATTCGTCATTGCCGGAAGCGGCCTTGTGGCTGGAGTAGTGGCCTTGGGGGTTTTCCTTGCTGGGCCACCTACTCTTGAACTGAGTCTCCCGATATATGGAGACAACATCTGGGAGAAGTTCTCAGATGGCTATACCTCCGAGGACTACGATGAGCTGGCCAAGTTCGACTTCACCATCATGGGTCACGAGACTCTCATCGGTGAGAGGCATATCGGTCTTGTAGATTCAGTAAGGGCGAGGAATCCTGATTGGATCTACATGGTCTACATCAACATCTTCGGATGCAGGAATGGCCATGAGGACGATGGAGGGTACTACGGAGAGTTCTTTGATCTGATGGACAGGAATGACTACTGGCTTCGCGACTACAAGGGTAATGTTGTCCATGGTCCCTGTACCAACCAAGCTATTCCTGACTGCTCTGTGAGGTTCCTGAATTGCGGTGCTGAGGGGATGGCTGATTCGCTGGCTTGGTTCTTCTCAAAGTATATCAGATCCAAGGACAACCTTCGACATCATACCGGAGTCTTCATGGATTGGATCAATCTTCCATGGCCTCAGTGGCCAGCATGGACAGACGTTGGAGATCTCGACTTCAACAGAAACGGGATACCGTCCAGAGATGATCCCGGCGACTTCGAACAAGAAAAGAAATATCCAGCCCAGATTGCAGAAGCGTTCCGTAAGGCTTTCGATGACGAGCCAACATTCCTATTGATGCCAAACGGCAATGTTCATTACTACAATGATAATGAATATGCGGGCTTGTTTGACGGCGGGATGTACGAGCTGATGAATCTTTACTATCCCAAAACTCAAGATCAGTGGGAAAAAGCAGTAGTGCATTCAGAAGCGTTTGATAATTCAAGGGTCAACCCTCCATTGCTGATGTTCCAAGGTGGAGAGAACGACAGCATCGGATACCCAACCGAAGCTCTGGCCAGTATAGCAAACGGAGCCTGTAATTTTCAATTCAGGAAAATGGGTCGAAGGATAAGCTTGGGCAAGAGAGTGACCGATCCGGTATGGTCAGGTGATACCGTATCTGCTGTGTTTGTCAGTGGAGGCGAACAACTGATAGCACGAGCCGTATCAGATCCTTTCATCTGGCCATACCTCATCACTTCCTTTGACGGTGCTGATACGTTGAGCAGAGGTGGTGGATGGACCGCACAGGTGCCGCCAAGCGACCTTGAGGAAGTCCTGATCGAATACGAGAAGTATCTCTCTGACAGTTATGGTCAGCCAGTTAATCTTGACAGCATAACGAAATGGGCTGAGACAAGCTCTGCGATCACTGAGATCTGCAAGTAAAGGAGAAGCCCGTGGCTGAGAACATAGATTTTGAATTCGACATAGTAGTAACCCGTGGAGATGCGAGAGAGCTTCCACTTGAGTTCTATGACGATGACGAGAGCGATCTTGATGTTACTACATGGTCGTTCTTCTATACGGCCAAGGAATCAAACAGTGATACAGACGCCGATGCTGTTGTAACGAAAGACCCGCTTGATCTTGTTGTCTATGATACGAACAAGGTGAAGCTGATGCTTTCGGAAACTGACACGGACATCAATCCACAGGATTACATCCACGATCTTCAGGTTATCAACTCTGCTGGAACTTTGACAATCGGCAAAGGGAAACTGGTGATTGAGGAACAGACTACAGTCAGGGTTGCGGCAATGCCATGATAGAAAAACACATATTTACAAAGAGCACTACGCTGAAGATCTCTGTCAAGGGAGATACGATCTTCAAGATCCGTCAGCGTGTCCCTGAGATTATCAAGGTCAAGATTGGCGGGATAGCGATCAGCGGTGGAGGCAGTGACCTTCCCGTTGGTGGTGCTACTGGTGCAGTGCTTACCAAGACGAGTCCCGCTGATTTCGCAATGGCATGGATCATGCCTCTTGTCCCTGTGGATTGGACCAACACAACCCTGAACCTTTACACCACTGGGAATGGTGAGTTTGATGGTGATTTGACTGTTGGTGGATATCTTGATGTTGGTCGTCAGGCCATGATAGGGGATTACCTGACAGTAGGTAGCTATGCAACTGTAGGTGGCTATCTGACTGCCGAGGGAACCTTAACATCCACAGCAGGAACTCTGGTTCTTGACCAAGGAAGCATTCTCTACTCAGGTGGAGAGTTCATCTTCAGTCACCCCATTCAGGGTGTAGCTGTATTCCCTGATACTACTGGCAAGTACCCAGATTATTACCTGAGTCCCACTAACCTTGGTGGGGTTATATGGCAACTGCTTAATCATGCAAGCGGAGTATCAACACAGCATTGGGATACGCAGTCTCAAGATCAATACGAAGCGTTCACTGGTGAAGAAACAATCAGGTTCATTTCGACTGACAACGGTGTTCAGTTCGACTTGTCTAATGTTCTTGGTGGTGTTCTTGTCGATATCACTGGTGCTGGAGTCGGGAGTCTTCCTGATCCGCTCCACCGTGACCAGTTCATTGCTGATGGTGGCTTATCGAATGACATTACGTTCAGTGCCGCAAATGGTGGTATCAGCTTCCCGCTTGAGTCGAATAAACTGACCTTTGTTTCTGGAGAGCTTGGATACGATACAGCAAATTCGATGATGGGTGGATCTCTTCTCTATTCTGGAAGCTTCGAAGTAGAAGAGAACCTAGGGATCGGTTCTGGAAATACAATCGGCGGTAGCGGTGTTGGCTTCCTCTATATGCGTGGCAATGGAGTGACACAGAGCTTGGGTTACGATGGAACGAAGTTCATTTTCAGTGACCTTCTGGTTGCGCCTGAGCTGTCCATTAGCGGCACTGGAGAATTCGGCAATCACCTGACGCTCCAGCAGAGCTTACTCTACATGGACGCTTCTCAGTCGGCATTCATCTACTATTCGCCAGCAGATACATTCGTTTTTAGTCACCCGATTGAAGGCGTTGCTTATTTCCCAGACCAGACAGGAAAGATAGACGAAGAGTGGTTCTTGAGTACAGACGGGACAGATCCTCTTTGGCATCAACTCAAATACATATATGGACTCTCTGTTTACAACCCTGCTTTTTCTGTGGAAGAGGAAAGCATTGTCTTTGGTGAGAGTTCAAGACTCGCTTTTTATTCAAGCGATGATAGCGTTACATTTTCTCTTGCTGGTGGTGGCACATCTCTTACAAGAATAGATATTAAAAACAATTCAATATTGACAAGTACCTTTGAGAATATTGATATTACAGACAGCCTAAATGACGCTTTGGATATGAAGGCAGGCGGGATAATGCTGAGGTCGCCAAGTGACCACAGCGCAACTGGTCGCATATCGTTCCAGCATGACTTTGATCTGCCGGGAACTGCTTCGTGGATACACTATGATGCCACTGTCACTACGGGAAGCCGCCTGATGACAGGACAGGACTTTGGGATCGGTCGTGAACTCTCGGTAAATACCTATCGAAACCAAATAGCAGGGACCATAACGCTGTACGAGGGTTCGCCAAGCTCAAACTATGGCGAGATAAGATTCGCGAACAACGGATTCTCGCTATTTCCGACCCACTCTCTTGATCTCAATAGCATCACTGCTGGAAGCACTGACGAGGTTCTCACTACCGACTCTGGTGGCAACGTAGTCTGGGCTATCGCTCCCGGTGCTCCCGGTGGAGACATCTCTCCCGGCAACATCCACATCAACCCTACGTTCGATGAAGGCGACCAAGTACCGAGCTGGGTTAGATTCGGAAACGACAACAAAGGCACTTATCCACACATATACTTTGATGCGGAAATCGCAGGGTCATTCATACTCAACAGGAACGTCAGTCTTCCGAGTCTGTCTATCAGCGGGAATATAATAACAGTTGGGAATGTAACATCAACACATACCATCGGAGCCGCTGACAGGCTCAAGGCTGTGAATGGTGTGAACCTTAACCCAGATTCCGGGAACTTGCAGACCTATGGATATCTCTACTCATCTGGATATATACTTACCAATCACAAAGAAGACTCAGCGTGGATCAGATGCAAGTATCAGTCTCCGCATCGTTGGGAAACAAATCAGCCTTGGTTCTTTGAAAGCACTGTTGAAATTGACAGCGCACTGACCGTCAATGGATCAATTGAAAATACTGTTGGAAACATTACGGCATCTGAAAAAAGTGCCAAGATCATTGCCTCAAATGGTCCTGTAGAGGCTCAGTTTGCTGTTGGGGATGAGGGATCATTCGCTGGTAAGATATTTGCACATGATGGCGTGTACTCCAACATGCAGGGGCAGAGGACCGACTCTGGTTTCTACTTCTACACTGAAGGCGACCTGAACGCAGGCTGGATCAAGAAAGGTCAAGTCTCAACAGACCTCTTCAAGTTTTCGCATGGTATAGACCTTCCTTCGGCATTCGGAGTTACTGGCGATGGCAACGCAGGGCAGGTTCTCGGAACAGATACAGCGGGCGGGTTATACTGGGTTGATAATGCTAGTGGTGGTGGTGGAAGCCCGGTAGATACATTCGTTATCCAATCTGTTCTTGATACTGCGCTGAAATTTGAGAATGCGGCGGGCGATGACAGCGGCGGCATCAGCTTCTCATATGATGGCCTCATTGTGTTTGACGACCTTGGACTTAACCCTGCTACGATAGATGCATCGCAGACAGCGTACATCGACTTCATCAGTGGGAATAGGGAGTGGAGATTCCCTGAAGGCTTACAGGTTGGTGATTCAACATCATCAGAACCCACGATGGCAGAGATCTGGTTGAAGGGCACACAGGACCATAAGATCGAATCACACTCCAGCGGGTATCTCCAGTTCACCGGATCAGTAAAGATGCTTGGTTCTCTTGCTGTCGATGGCATAACCACAATGAACAGCAAACTGGTCATGGTCGGTTCATCCATTGAAACAGACAAGAGCCTGTGGATCTATCCTGCTGGACAAGAAGGTTCCGGCACTGCTGAGAACTATGACGAGATAAAGTTTGGCCTTCCCAACCTTAGTGCTGATACGCCATCACTGAGATGGTATCCGAACCCTGATGCCGGGGATTGGGGCCACTTCGTATTCAATAGAGATCTCATCACTGGAGCCGCTCTTGGTGGTGGAAGCATAAACATCACAGATCCTCTGGTCCCTTCGTCAAGTGCCAGCCTTACGTTTGAGGACGGGGTTGGTATTGACATAAGTGACGATACAGTTATAACAGGCGACCTTGATGTAACCGGAGTTTTAACATTTGGCTCAATGGTAGCATCGTTTGATAGCATCGCTACTGATGCGATAAACGAGAAGACTGCCGCTCATGGAATCGAGTTTGATAACGGAAGTACAAGAATTAAGGACGGCGCATTATATCTGAATTATGACAACTCAGCGAATGCTGTTCTTTATGCTTACGAGGGTAGCCCGACAGGGGCCTCTATTTCATATGACTCTGGGAACAACCAATGGAACTTCTCTCATGCGTTCAATGCTGGTGGAAACTACATGAGCATGAGCGGTTGGGATCTCCACATCAACGTGGATGGCGTAGCCCAAATTCCAAGGATACTGTTTGGGCATTCGGGTGATCCCTATGCCGATAGCTTACAATATGTCCTTGCTAGTACAAGATTCGAATTCTCAGATGATGTTCATATCATTGGCGACTTGTCGCTTACTGGAAGCCTCCCCTCTCATGGCCATGTAGCCGCTGATGTGTCTGATTTTGACACAGAGGTTGAAAACAATACTGATGTTGCGGCGAACACTACTCATCGTGGTCTGACCAACGAGCACATCAACTGGACAACAGAGACGGTTCTTGGCCTTAGTGCTGGCATTGTCACTAGCGAAAACGACATAACAGCAAAGGCGAATCTCAAGGGCGAGAGCATGTATCTCAACCCCGGCGGTACAAGTCCAGGTATCACCAACTTCTACTTCCGTGGTGCAGGATCAGACTCAGATGGATTAATCTATTTCCTGCATGGCACTGCTGAGTTCACTGTCAGCAAACCATGGAATGTCACTGGTGCTCTTGGGGCCACCTCAGTCAAGACAGACACCATCAACGAGAAGACCGCATCGGCTGGCGTGACGGTAGACGGCCTGCTCATCAAGGATGGCGGCTTCCCCGGTAGTGGTCTTGGCGGGCTGACTGATTACGATGTGACAATAGGCGATGTTGTTACTCCCGATTACGGCATCATGAGAATCGGTAACTCTGTCTGGGGCAGGACAAGCAACACTGCTGGCTACAACATGAATGGCGCAACAGTCATCCAGAATATTGGTGGGCCTGTAACTGGTGACATCGAGTTTGCTATTATCGACAGTGCTGGGTTTATCAGATTCGCAACGCCCAAGAGTGGTGTTGGCAATGCTACCTACAATCCCCGGTCCATGCTGATTGCTGGTCCTGCGATTCAGGACAGTGATATCGTTACTGTAGATTATTGGAAGAGCCAGGGCATTTTTGATAATCTCTTGTGCGATACAAGCGGAGCCGGTGCTGACCTTGGCGTACAGAACAACCTTGAGGTTGAGGGTCAGATATTCATTGATAACATTGACGAGTCAACCACTGGTGCTGGCGTAACCATTGACGGAATGCTAATCAAGGACAGCGTGATAGGCTGGAGTGCAGTAAACAAGCAGGGTTCTGATCTTGCTGATCTTGAGAGTGCTTTCCATGGCGATCTTTCCAATGCTGGAACAAACTCACATGCGACCATAGACACGCACCTTGCTGATGATGCGAAGCACAGCATAGATGAGGCAATTGAGATCAGCCTTGAGGGCACTGTTGATGAGCGGCAACCATATGTCGTTCCTTTCGACATGACGATCACAGGCTGGACGATGTTCCTTGATGTTAGCGGCAGTATGGCCATAGGTGTTTGGAAAGACAGTTATGCGAATTACCCCCCGACTGTTGCTGATGTCATTGTTACTCCCTCTGTCACTACTGCGGTCAAGAATCAGGCAACTGGACTTAGTATCTCGTTGACCAAGGGTGACATTCTGATGTTCAACGTGAACTCGGTCACTACTTCTGGTGTCGGTACACTGGCACTTACCGGGGTCAGGGCATGAGCCAGCTAGATCAGTACGTAAATGCCAGTGCTGATGATTGGACAGAGGGCAACCCTGCATCAACTACAGGCAATACGCTGACTGTCAGGTATCTGAGCAACACAGCTACGGTATCGGCTGGATATTGCCTGATAGACACCAGCAGTATTCCCGATGATGCCACCATTACCGGGGCAACATTCTATTGGTATGATCATGCATACCTTCAGCCGAAAGGTGCTGGGGTTAATAGCTCTGTTGCAATCTGGGATAATTCATCATCATATATCCTTCTGCACAATTTCACAGAATTTACAGCCGGTCAAAAAAGCCATGCCCTTGAATCAGGCGAACTGGTGAACGTCAATAAAACAGGGGATACGAAATTCAGATTCAGTACAGCAGAGCGGTCAGGCAAGGACAGGACATGGGATATCAGAGCTTACGATGGGTACAGTGGATCAAACGAACAGCCAAGACTTGTTGTAAATTATACAGAAGCAAGCGCAGGGGGACGAAGCAAGACGAGGATCTTGAGATGACCGGGGGGATTGCAATGGAAGAAAAGAGCTACATACCGCTTCTGGTTGAGCTAACAAAGAAGCTGTCGCCAGCTCCAGCCGACAACCAACCGAACGAAATCATCATTGGTGATGGGAAGACTCCACCGATGATAGGAAGGGGACTTTACAAGACTGACGAAATCGCAATCCTACAGGTGTTTCTCCCAAAGGGAAATATCCTGCCAGTACACAAACATGATCAGAAGGAATGGTTGATATGCTTTCATGGGAAGATAGAACTCAGGCTTGATGGCGAAATCATGATCCTGAGTCCCGGCTCCTGTAAATATCTGCCAGAGGGAACAGCGCATGAATCTGTTGCGCTTGAAGACAGCAAGACAATCGTAGTGACAATACCAGCAGATCCGGGGTTTCCCAATGTCTGATTCGCCCAACGGTTGGGGAGAGTGGAGTCGGCACGTTCTTTTGGAACTAAAACGACTTAACACTGCAATAGAGAACATGGTCAGCAAAACGACTGATAACGAGAACGACATTATTGCTTTGGGTACGAGACTTAAAGGCAAAAACGATCTTTGTGTCCAGCACCATGACGAGATCAAAGAGATCAAGCGTTCAGTGCAGAAGAACAGGGATATGGTTATGAGCCACAGGTTGATTGCCGCAATGATCAGTGCTGTTACTGCATTGGCTACTGCTGTAATTGTAGCCTACTTCTCCATGAAGGGTGGGGCTTGATGGAGGAAGTGGTCTACAGGGCATCTCAGAGCATAGAGTATTTTGCCAGAACCTTTATGGGCAAGGCTCTGAGTGCCGCTGTCCCTCATTTCCACAAGAAGATCTACTCCGACCTTGAGGACAATTCGATAGACAGACTTGGTATCGTAGCTCCACGAGGCCACTCCAAGAGCACCGTTGTCAGCGTCATCTATCCCATGTGGAGAATCCTGTTCAAGCCCAAGGAGGATGATCTGCTGATCCTGCTGATATCGGAATCTCTCACGCAGAGTTCAAACTTCGTTGGGATCATCAAGACCAATTTCATCGAGAATCCCCGCATCCTTCATTACTTCGGATCTCTGGAGGGACCAAAATGGACAGAGGACGAGATTGTTACATCGAACGGTGCGAAGCTGATCGCTCGTGGCACTGGCCAGCGCATCAGGGGTACTCTCACTGGTCGGCAGTCGATCACTCGGCCCAATGTCATAATCTTGGACGATTTCGAATCGGAAACCAACAGCGGGACTCCGGAGGCAATCGACAAGAACAAGAAGTGGCTGACAAAGGCAGTTGAACCCTCCCTTGCTGATGATGGAAGACTGATTGCCATTGGAACGATTGTCTCAGAGAGGGCCTACCTCAAGGACATCGAAAAGGATGAGAGCTGGGTCACTCACTTCTATCAGGCGATCATGAACGATAAGCCTCTGTGGCCTGAGCGATTCCCGATGAAGCGGCTCATGAAGATCAAGAAGTCCTACGAGGACCGTGGAGAAGGGGATGCGTTCTGGCAAGAGTACATGAACATGCCCATCAATCAGGAGACTCAAGCCTTCAAAAAGGAGTCTTTCCAGTATTGGACAGGAGAGTTCAAACTGATTGATAGAACTGGGCCTGCTGTGAGATTACAGGAACCCGCTGACAGTGGAGATGAGTTGCTATGGACTCCGCTTAACGTCTGTGTAGGGGTGGATCTGGCTATCTCAGAGAACCATAAGGCTGACTTCACCGTGATAGCTCCATTAGGCATGGATTCGAAGCAGAGGCGTTTCGTATTGCCATATACACGCATAAAGACGAAGGACATTGATGTAATTGTAGACGAGATGTTTAACGTATGCAGGACATATGGAGCATCTCTTATCAATATCGAGACAATCCAGTTCCAAGAGGCTGTTGCAGAGCAGTTTCGCAAGAGGATGGACGAGCAGAAAGACGGATTCTACGTCACTATCAGGAAGAGCAAACCACGAACAGGCAAAGATGCACGAATTAGAAGCCTACAACCTCTATTCAGGTCAGGAATGATGTACCATCAGTCTCATATGACTGAACTTGAAGCAGAATTTCTTGCTTGGCCAAGAGCCGCACACGATGATATACCCGATGCGTTGCATATGGCGAATATGCACCTGACTCCACCAGATGCAGAGCCATTTGTAGGCGAGTCTCAACCTGAGATTCTTTATCAAGAGGAAGATTCATGGCTAGTTACATAAGTTACAGCAAGGCACAGAGAATCTGGAACACCTTCCTTGATTATGAGTCTCAACGCTCTGAGTGGGCCTTGAATGCGGCCAATTGCGAAGACTTCTTCTACGGGAAGCAGTGGACAGACAGAGAACTGAAGATCATTCAGGATAGAGGAATGGCTCCTCTGGTGATCAACAGGACCATGCCTATTATCCAGCAGGAAATGACGATCTTTCTTTCAAAGCGTCCTACATTCAGGCCATTCCCGGCTGGAGATGGGGATGTAAAGACTGCCGCAGTATTTGGAGACGCAATCCAGCATGTGTGGCATATCAGCCAAGGTGACAACCAGTACCAGATAACCATGAACGATTTCTTTGTTCTGGGTGCAGGCTATATGCTGGCTTATATCGACCCCTATGCCGATGAAGGCCGTGGCGAGGTGATGATCAAGTCTACCCCGCCATGGGATGTCTATGCTGATCCAAATAGCCGTGAGATTGATCTGAGTGACGCTCAGTACATTCTCATTTCAAGGCGTATCTCTCGTGAGCAGTTGTTGATGATGTATCCAAACAAGGATGGCGTTATCAACAAGGCCGAGATCGAAGAGGGTTCCAACATAGACAGACCTGAGGCCCAGTCCAGTACGAACATGAACAGTTCGATTGTGAATATCAATTATGTAGCCCATGACAGCGAAGGCAAGATCAGGGTTACTGAGTGTTACGAGAAGGTGAAGAAGTCGTATTGGAAAGTCATGGATGCGATGACAGGAAGCATCCACAGATACGAGAAGTTGCCCAAGGAATACAAGAATGTTGTTAAAAACAAGAATTCAAGGATACGGGCAATCAAGATTTATGAGAAGCGTGTCAAGGTTACTGTAACAGCAGGAGCAAACACGGTCATTGACGAGTACGAACTTCGCACCCCGATCTACCCCATTGTCCCATTCTTCCTGCATCATCGCCGCAATCCCTACCCCATGGGAGATGTCGATGCGATCAAGGGACTCCAGCAGGAAGTCAATAAACGCCGATCAATCATGATCCACAATGCTACGTTGAGTGGCAATTACCGATTCCTTGCAGAGAAGAACACGATCACGAACAAAGAAGAGTTCCAGAAGAAGGGTTCTCAGCCGGGATTCATCCTTGAGTATCAAGCGACAGGTGGGGAGCCACCGAGGGAACTACTCCCTCAGCCCTTGCCCCCTGCGTTCATTCAGCTTGAGGGTGAAGCCAAAGCGGATATGGAGTACACCCTTTCAGTCTTCGCTCACATGATGGGTTCAAACCAAGACGCTCCTGAAACATATAGAGGCCTGCTTGCCCTTGAGGAACGTGGACAGCAGAAGATCCAGTACAAGGCCGCACATGCGAAGCAGGGACTTAGGAACCTTGGATTGGTTGTTATGCATCTGATCCAGCAGACCTATTCTCCGCAGAAGATGTTGAGGGTCGTTGGCGAAGACAATGAAGAAGTTCGTGAAGTGTTCGCAAACGAAATGCAGATTGATCCCCTCACTGGAGAGCCTAAAACCCTCAACGATCTTACCATTGGCAATTACGACTTGATTATCGTTGATGGAACGAGTATGCCTTCAAACAGGATGGCCCTGCTGAATCTCTATCTTGAAATGTACCAGCTTGGTATTATTGACAAGCAAGAGGTTCTCAAGAAAACCGATATTGTTGACCGTGAAGGGGTACTGGAGCGTACTGGAGAAGTCCAGCAGGCCCAGCAACAGTCAGCACAGCTTGAGGAAGCCCTCAAGAACGAGCAGGGACTCAACCAGACGCTTCGTAGAGCACTTCAGCAAACTGAGGTCCAAATGGGTAGCCAGAAATATCTTGTCGGTATGGAACGTGAGGCCATTAAGACAGTTGCTACCGAGGATCTCAAACGCAAGCGGATGGGCGATGAGCTTCAGATGATGCGTGAGCGAATCAAGCTGATGGAACGTGAAGCTAAGTCAGCGTCCGGTGCTCTCGTTGAGAAAGTCGGTGGAAAACTTGCTCTCATTCAGATGAGGGCCGAACTGGAGGCAGACCTTGAACGCAAACGAGCAAAACAGTCACAGTCTTCCTGATGGATGGACTGATGACATGAGGCCCTTGGCCGAACCGTTACAAAAACTCCCTGTGCTGGAGGTAATTGATTCCAATGCGGAACAAAACTCTGGCCAACCCGAGGTCAATGTTAACACTGAACAGGAAGAGAGAGATGCCCTCTACTGGCACGAGCAGTTCAAAGCGGCGCAAGCCCAGAACGATTCTTATGCCCCCTACAGAAGCATCCTTGAACACCTGAAGACAAGCGGAGATCTCGTTAGTGTCTTGGAACAGCACATCAAGGGCGAAATCGTTGATCCTCCTGCTCATGCTGGAACGATCTTCGATGAATCCGAAGATGAGTACGGTAATCCTGTCCCGCAGAAAGCTAAACAAGAGGGAACTCGCAACGTGGTCACACCCACAGAGGAAACTCCTGAACAGGCCGAACAGCGTGGCAGAATGAACGCACTTGCTGAGGTGGACTTAAAGCAGTTCTTGGGAAATCTTGCTGAAACAGGAGTTCCCGAGCACTTACAACACAAGTTCGTCAACACAATCAGCAATCCAACCGGGTTCAACATTGCTGATCTTTATGCGGCATTTGAGAACAAGGAAGTTCGTGAAGCCTCAGATCAGCAAAACACCCCTGTAGCTAAACAAGACAACATGCCTCTTGGTGCGCCTGTAACCTCCGCTGGTGGAGCAACAGACAAACCAACTGGTGACAAATTCAAAGAAGCACCTGAATCAGATGGTCAGAACTTCGTGGTAAACCCGAATACTCTCTGACCGATAGCCATGAAAGGATTCGGAAATGGCTGCACCTATTATCAATCCAGCGACCTTTGTTAAGGACACTGGTTTCGATGTTGGGTCGAACAACAGTCAGGATGAGTTTGCAGGGTATGGTACTGCATTCAACAACCCTGACCGCTTTGTTCTGGAGATGAAGAAGAACATTCATCTTATCTCCCCCAACGCTTCCCCCTTCCTGAGCTGGGCAACGATGGTTCGCAAGAACCCCACGCCCCAGATCACCTACTCGTGGATGGAAGACGAGCTGTTCACCCATCGTGACACCACGATGATTCTGGAACGTGACTCTGACGGCATGTTCATCCTCAAGGCCAAGCATGGTGGCGACTGGCAGGCATTCGAAGCCGCCGCTTTTGCTGATGTCTACAGTGAGACATTCAACGCCAACAAGCCCGTTATCTACATCAGCGTGACTGATGGAACTACCACGTTCAGTGTGGTTCCTCTTGCCGCTGGTTTGGCTGAAGGGCCGGGGACTTACACCTACAGCCCCGATGATGGTGGGTCTGACATCGACATGGCGAACTCGCTGATCATCATGGATTACTCCAGTGGTGCCGCCTCTGGTGTGATTGGTGGTTCTTATGGGACCGACTACTACAAACAGCACTGCTACGGCATGACCAGTTTGCCTGACCTCGTTACTGAGGCCAAGCTGACTACCATGCTGGGTACTGCCGGTACTGTGGAAGTCACTGTCCATACCTTCACTCCTGATGAGCAGTTGCAGGGTTACGCTCAGGGTTCCGGCCTGCCGAACGAAACCCGCAAGCGGTCCCGCAGTGCTCACAACGTCACCCAGATCTTCAAGACTCCCTATTCCATTGCCAACACGCTGAAGGCTGTTGAGCTGTACGGTGGACCTGAATTGGCCCGCCTGCGCCTCCGCAAGACCATCCAGCACAAGACGGAACTGGAACGGGCGATTCTCTTTCAGGGTGGTGGAGTGGAAGGAACCGATTGGGGAATGCTTCCCCTTGCTGGTTACGAGAACCCTCTGACTCGGTTCAAGGGCATTGGTGTAGGAGCCGCTAATCCCGGTTTCATTCGCACCAAGAATGCCGATCTTGACACTGGGTTTGAGTTGGACGTTTCCAGCATGGCCACCTTCACCATGGCAGACTTCAATGCCCTGACGTACAGGATCTTCGATGACACTGTGGATGCTCCCAGTTCTGACAAGATCGTGTTCGCCTCTCCGTTGTGGTTGATGGCTCTGAGTGAACTTGCGCTGGCGCAGAGTGCTGGTGCGGCCTTCATCTTCGGAAACATTGATCAGACCCCCAACGCTCTTGGCGTTACCACTCGTAAGGTCATCACGCCCAATGGCAATTTGCACTTTGTGCCGATGCCGTTGTTCCGTGGTCAGTACGAGAAGTACGCCTTGGTCGTGGACTTCCAGAATGTCGAAATGCGTCCTCTCCGGAGCCGGGATACCCAGCTTCACGCCAATGTTGGCGGGATGGACATTGACGGCCAGTTGGATTTCCTGATCACTGAGATGGGATTCGAGATGCGTCACGAGTCCACTCACTGCATCCTGAAACTCAAGACCTCTTGAGTCTAGGAATGTGAACTTGGGAGTGGGGTTAACGCCTCACTCCCATTGGAGAACATCATGTCAGTGATTTCAGATAAGCTTCGCAATAGAGTCGGTTCCTTGCTTGACGTAAGGATCACCGAAGCAACAACCCCCTCAAAAGATCAGGTTGACGAGTGGATGTATGAAGGAGCCTTGATGCTATGCAAGATCCTTCCTATAGGTCTACTTGGAACCATGATGGATGTCGAGACAGCAACCGTTACCAAAGATTGGGATGTAGGTGGTCTTGATATTGTAAAGGCCGTATCGGTAGAAAAGAACGATGCAGGATGTACGATCTATCCATATCCCGAGCTTGTCCATATCAGAGATAATATGTCTTCTTTGCATACGACATCTAACTTCGCTTGTGCATTTACTGGAGAGGTCGGTGGTGCAAGCATAATCAGGTTTTACCCAGAGACAAGTGCATCTGCAACTCTCACGTTCGTAACCTCCCCTGCTCCTGTATCCAAGTGGGCCAAGACAACCGCCCCTCACTTAATCCCGCCTGATACTTGGTCTGAGTTGATCGTTGAATATGCGGTCATGAAGGGCAAGATTCAGGACGAAGAAGAACAGGCCGCAACCATGTTATATCAGATGTGGATGCAGTCTATCCAAGCCTTCTCTGGCTCTGGAGTTCTCGGAACAGATGTGGAGTAGCCATGACTACAGAAGAATTAAAAACAATGGTATTTGCTGGACTAGCGGAAAAGACAACTGAGACAACTCCGTTCGAAGTAATTCAAGCCCTCAACTCAGCACAGGTTTATCTCGTTAGGGTTCTCGATTGGAAAGCTGTTCCAGAGATGATTCAAAATCTTAAAGTGACTGACGATGCATCCAACGCTGGTCTTTATGGAGTTCCCGCATGTGCCACCAAATCAGACGATATGCTTGATCTTATTGGCATGATGTGGGAGCCAAACGACAAGATCACCAGTTACTATGAAGATGTCATTTTACAAAGCGCACAAATTGTAAGTGTCCAAGCACTGATGACTTCTTTTGAGAACACTCAGGATCTCCTGTGTGCTGACGCTGGCAATTCAATAATGATGAGTTCAGCGATAGGTGCATCATGGGAAACGACAGACAAGACCTCAATCATTCGATATAAAAGAAACCCAACAGACCTTACGAACGACATAGACCCAGACATAAATCCAAAGTGGCATTTCCATATGGTTGATTATGCCCTTGCTGATATCTGGATGAAGTTCGGAGACAAGGAACGGTCTGTGCTCTACAACAAGCAACTTCTTGACCGCTTGAATGGGCCACAAGCGCAACAGCAACAAGGAGCACAGTGATGAAAGTACAGGAATTCTTGTACCAGATACGAAGACTTGCTGGCGACAAAGATGCGGATTCCTTGTCTACGGATATGCTCCTGACGTACCTCACGGAAGAGATGGGAGTGGTGGCAAGTCTATTCCCGCGTCAGGAGTCTTTTGAAGAAGAGATCTCAACCAATGCTCTCGCTGGAAATGAACAGGATTGGGTTGATCCTCAATTTGTTTATCTGGACAACACCCTTTGTAACCGGATGTACGCAACAGAAGTCATGAGGATGCTTGAAATCGGTACGATGGATAACACGAAGATCTTCTGGGCATTGATCAACAACAGGCTCAATCTTTCTGTTGATACCGGGACTGTTCGTGTAGTCGGGAACTGGAAGCCTGATGAGTACCTCAGGGCGCACCTCTCGTTTACCATGCTTGAGGGCCTTGATCTAGACTTTGATGCCAAGCGGGTTCCTTCTCTTGTCGGCAGGAGGCTCTCTGCTGTTCGCTACAGGATGCTGGCTAGATGTGCTGAAGAACTCGGTAGCTTCGATAGGGCGCAGTATTTTCTCGCCATGGGAGACAGGACAGAGCGTGATCTCAGGAACTCTCTGAACTTTGAATCCACGGTTGATATGGGATTCATGCATGGATGTGATTTCTGATGGGTAAAAAGGAACTCTGGCAGATAGGGTGGGCTGGAGGACAGACCGAGGGTGATCTGTCAAAGCAGACCGTCAAGGAAATCCTGAATAGCGAGATTAACATTCTTGGAACGCTTACCCCAAGGGATGAGCTTATCCATCAGGTTGTTGATGATGAATCTATTACAAATGCAATTGACCTGAAGTTCATGACAAACCCATCTGACCCAAGTGAAACCCTCAGTGTTTATCTGACCTCAACTCATGTGTTGATAAGGGGAGCTACAACTACCAAAGATGTAGCTCTCGATGTGACCATTGATGATGATAGTGAAATGATCATTGTTGAAGGAAACAACATTTACATTGCGGCAATTGTCAGTGGAGATCCCTATGGAATTATCTCGATAACATATACAGGAGCTGGAACAAGGTTTCGTGCTCCAGAGAATCTCTTTGGTCATCCCGGCAATGCAGAACTTGTTGGGACACAGGATGAATGGATTAAGAACGAGCCAGAGGGTCTTGTACCTTTGCTGACAAGGATTGAACTTAGCGCAACACATATTGCACAGACAAAGGTACTCCTTGATGCGGCTCCAGATCGTTCGATTGTTGTCGGGACTTATGCGAACAGGTCTTTCACCGCAACTGGTCTTGATGACTTCCCTATTGCTGTATCACTTGGGATAGAGATTGCTGTTCAGTTTGAATTCCAAAATGGTGACTTGAGCCAACTATCTGATACGAAAACATTCTCATATACCACAGAGGCAGATGACAAAGAGAGGTCGCTCAGTATTGGACTGAGCCTTGCAGTATCAAGAAACATTTCAAAGACAGTGAAGCGGGTTCATCTCTATCGCAGGGTGAGGGAGCTTGATGGTGAACATTATTTCGATGTGAATCCACTTGGTCTTTTGTACTCAGCAAATATTTTGTCAGAGGATCTTGCAGATGAGGTCGTAGAAGTCTCAGACAGCACGATCTATCTTGGAGCCGTAGAAACAGGAGATGCCAATGCTCCACATGGACACACGCATTATGGTGAATTCACGACTCTTGATGGGGCAAGGGAAACATACCAGTACAGGTTCCTTGACTCAGGAGAGGTCAAAGAGACAACTGGCTGGTTGCAATACGATACCAATGCAATGTTCTATTGGCCAAGATGTGTGATTTTTGATGGCAGATTGAATATCAATGTTGTGGATAAGAACGATCAGGACAACTGGTACACCATGGAGTACGCCATCAGCCAAGGCGTATTTACATGGCCAAGCAATACCGGATCGTTTGTTTCTGTATTCCAGAATAACCACGTTAAAGATGGTGACTCTTATGGGCCATATGTTGATGTCGATGTAGCAACAAAGACAGTTTTTCCATTGCAGGAAATCGGTAAGGTTGGAGAGCCGAATCTTGTGCATGGGTACGGACCAGACATCTGCCCTTACATGATCAACACCACAGCGTTCCCGGCTTATACTGTCCACAAGTCAGGCAGTGGTGCTCTCTATACTGGGACAGCTCCACAAGTGACCGACCTTGAGGCCCTCACTTGCTACGTTGATATTGGAGATGCTCGCCTTGTCAGTGTAGATGACCTTACAGGTTTCTCTCAGAACGAAAGAAGCATAGTCAAGCCAAGGCATATTGCAGTGTCTTCAGGCCGGATGCTTATGCTCAATGTGATTCAGGATGACAAATACCGGGTCAGTAGACTTTGCTATAGCGAATTCAGAAAGTACCTCTCGGTAGCAGAGAGCAATTACGTTGATTATGAGGCTCGTGACGATGGTATTGGTGTCGGAATAGCTGAGTTCAAAGGCCGGGTATTGATCCTGCATTCGACCAGTGCCTACATCATGGACATCTCTGGTGGTGCCGGTATGTCTTGGCGTGAGCTTGGGGCTTACAACGAGATCAACGCTCTTGGCCGTCCTGCTATTGTAGAGACACCCTTCGGGGCCTTCTTCGGTGGTCAGGACTTTGCCTACTTGTTCGATGGGAACAGGGTCCAGAACATCAGCGAGACTCCGGAGCGAAGGATAAGCAAGGCCTACCGGAAGATGGTAAGCAGAGGCACTCCGTCATTCGCATGGAGAAGCGACCTGAGACAGCTCTGGATCATCTCTCTTGCTGATGATGCCGAGACATCCCGCAGGCTTGATGCGCTTGTCTATGACGCTGACACGGCTTCGTGGCACTACCATCTATTTGATGAGCTTGTTTCAACTACCACTACTCCTCTTGATTTCATGGCAATCTCAAATCAGGGTGGAGTTGAATACTTGTTTGCAAATGAAAACAATGCGACCATCCAGAAGTTCGGGTTGAACGATGCTACTATAGTCAGGCCGTTTAGCTGGGGTATCAATACTGGTCAAATAAACATGGGTAGCAGTGAGTTCCAGAAGAAACTCAAGCGTATCTATATTGACACAAAGGGCAAGATTGATGATGATGGAAACAAGACATACGGGAAGCTCTTTGTTACAGTAGATGGATTCACGCAAGACTTTGAGCCTAAAACAGATAGGCACGTTACAAGAGTTAGCTCGTCAAACAAAAATTACTACATTGACTTCGGTGTGTATGCTGAGTCTGCTGGAGGTGAATCATGGACGGGGACGATAGAGAGCTTGGGCCTCTCGTACAAGCCCAAAAAACTGAAATAGATGACCTGAAGATGCGATTAGAAGATCTTCAGATTGATTCTGACAAGAACAGGACAGTGACAAGAGAGCGTCCTGTAATGTCGAGGAAGCCGATAAAGGACGAGGGCAAGGACTCAGACCACAGGTTCTTTGAAGAAGAGGGCCTCAGGTATTATTCTGTCAAGGTTGGCGGCAAGTGGGTCAAGATGGAGGTTACTGATGTCTAGCGATGAAGCATATCAGAAGAAATACAACATCCAGCCCAACCCCTACAAGGGCGCACAGGCCAGCGTCCTTGCACGATTCGGCAAACAGGCCCAGAACCTTGCAGGAACCAGCGGGAAAGGCCCAGCGGTATCGGCAGTCTCCCAAGGCAAGGCAGGCGATACAGCCAAGGGTGCTGTTCGTGACTCTGCTGGGCAGAAAGCAATGATGGATTCTCAGTCTCGTTTGATGAGAATAAGCTCTGAGATGGACAGGGACAGCATCAGGGCAAAGAAAGAGATCTCAGATGCTCAGTTCGAACAGCAGAACAATGTGCCTCTCATTGACCAGATTGCATCAGGATTGACCCTTGCTCAGAGCATGGCTGGACTTGCTCGTGGAATCGGTCATGCCGCTGGTGATGAATCGAATACCGAGCTTGATCAGGAACGCTACCAAGAGAACTACGACTTCAACATAGACAGGCTCATGAAGGTCGAGGGTGTTGAGACACCGGAAGAGCTTACGAGAGAGGCTCTACAAGAGGCTCACAACATCGGACTAGCCGCCGCAAAGCCTAAGACGGGTGGCATCTTCCGCAAGGCAGGCAGGGTCTTTGGAGACGTTGTAGGTGGAGGCATCGAGGCAATCCCTGTTGTTGGATCTGGTGTTAGGCGACTCAGGAACCAGAACCTTGCTGAAGCTGAGAAGATCAGGTCTGTTGAGAAGAAGACGATGACTCCTGACATGGCTGACAAATACTACGGAGAGATTGCTGAACATCTTTCGAACATGAAGGATGTCTACAATCGTCCATTGCGTATCAACCCTGAATTTGAGAAGATCATGTTCGAAAGCTTCACTGATCTTGTCGAGATGATGGAGCTTGGGATGATCAATTACGACTTCTATTCTGCGGATTCATTGAACTTCCCAATTGATACAGGTGGATCACAAAACTTTCCGATTGATACAGGTGGATCACAAGAAGCGGTAACTGAACCAACTGAGCAATCCAATGACCTAACAAGGGCAGACGGTACAAAAAAGGGCGAAGGATGGCTTGGCCCAATTGAAATGACTGACGGTTCTGGGAAAACAATGTCAGAATACAGCATCGGTGTTGAGTTCGATGGTGTTGAAACTGAGATTCCAACTCTTGTACCAACGCTTACTAAAGCTGAGGTTGATCATTTGAGGTCAGGTGGAAAAGTTACGGACGAGATAGAACGCAAGGCTATTGAACATGCGAAGCTAATGAAGGCTCAAGGCAGAAACGTGTTCAAAGATGATTAAGAATAATCTGGAGGTCGGTAATGGGCTACACTCTTGATACACCACCTACAGGTGCAAGTGACATGGCCGGTGATCTTGGATTGTCACAGATGGCAAAAGAGGGTCTTGGTTATGGATGGCAACAGAACTTTGTCAGGTCTGCTCTTGCAAAGAACTTCGACTATGGCGGGATGATGGAATCCGGAGGGAACAGCTTGGCGAACCAAGGTCTACTTTACAGTGGAGCTATGGATGCACAGCTTCCAGCAGAGGTCGCAAATGTTGGTCAGGGGATTGCTGGTGAAGCGTACAACTCAGCAGTTGCGAAGAGCGATCAGGTTGCTACTGAGGCCCAGAGGACACAGCTCCAGATCAAGACCCACGAAGACCGTATGCAACTTGAATACGACATTGCAAGCGCAACTCTTGAGCAAAACGAAAGAAACTGGTGGGATGAGGTTATCGCTGGTGCAGGAGTCGCCGCAAACCTGACATCTACCGGGATAGGTGTTCGTAGCTTTTTTAGCTAGGAGATAAAGATGCCGAATGTATTCAGGAACAGCCCAATTGATTCCCTGACGATGGCAGTGAACTCACTGCAAGAGCGTCAGCAGGAAGCCCAGCGGGGACAGATGCAAATGATGCAACTGGAATCTGACCTTGCCGACAAGGAGGCCGAGCGCAAGCTGATGCCACAGCGGTTGGAACTTGAAGAGGCGAAGCTCAACCATACAACGATGATGGAAGAGCGTGGTATGAATATCGAAGTTGCCAAGGCAGGCATGGAGATCGGCACCCAGCGTTTGATGAACATGCTTCAGCTTGACGAGTTCACCTACCAGAAGACGCTCAGGCCATACGAGAAGATGCAACGCAGGCTTGAGATCGAGATGATGGGCCTGAAGCGTTGGGCCTTACCCTTCCAGCTTCAGTCTGATATCAGGAAAGGTATCCAGACAAACGATGTCATGGGCTTGGTCAAGCTTGCCGCCGCACTGGATGGCACCCTGAACTCAATTGCCAAGAGCGAAGTCAGTGTTGGCAGTGCAATGGCGAAACAGGGAGAGGCCCAGCAGTGGTTTGCCGCAAGTGCCTATACCCAGAAGGAAGGGCATGGAGGAAAAATTCTTACGGACTTCCACAACAAGGGCCAAGAGCAGTTATTCAAGGGATCTCAAGAGCTGAACAAGGAAGTAACCGAAGAATCATTCATCTCAGATACGATGGCAGGAATCGTACTGGAAGCGGAGCGTTCTGGAGACTTCATTGACAACAAGACAGGCAACTGGACAGACAAGGGAGATACGGTCCTTCTTGATAATCTGAAGTCGGCATCTGCTATCGTCTATGCAGACAAGCTTTCTGATTGGGCATTTGCTGAAGGGAAATTCAAGAACGTCAAGGTTGAGGGCTACTCTGAGAAGATCAATGTGCCTCAGAGGATCAAGGCGATAAGGGAAGTCCCAGACGCTAAGATGACCAAAGAGATGTATGACGAACTCAGGGATCTTGAAGATGGGTTGATGCAGAGTATCAAGTTTGACGGGAAAAGCTTCAAGGCCGAGGACTGGAGATCTGTTGAAGGAGCACCAGCGAATGAGATGGCTTGGGATGCTTTCCATGCGAACACTGAGGCGATGACAAACTTCAAGACGCTGATGATCTCAAATTCCAACATCTCTAGGCAGTCGAACATCTCAGGCAGTATCATGCAAGTGGTTGACTTGATCACTCAGAAGAGCCAAGATATTGCCGGTGGAGTTGCTGACCCAAAAGCTGAAGATGCAATCGGTCAGATGCAAGAGGGCTGGAGTATCCAGCGTGACGATTTCCTCAAGGGAATCAGGGATAGCGGCTGGGAGACAGAGGATGATACTCAGGAACTCAAAAGGATCATCTTGTTGAATCCTGAGAAGTTCGGGATCATTGGGCTTACTGGAGACGAAACGATTTCTAATTACTTCTACGGGAACTCTGAGGACAAGTAGGAAGACCCTGCTTCATTCAGATACCGTGTCACACCCAAAGTTAAGGAACGGAGGTGCGTGTCATGGCAGACAAATACAGTCTCACTGTTCAAGAACGACAAGCACTAATGCCTATTCTCTTAGGCAAGAACTACACCGAAGAGGACGAATGGAGAGCTGAGTTTGCCTTGTCTAAGGCCAATGGCGATACATCAACGGCCAAGATTGCTCTTGAAGCGTTACCAAACAAGGGTGCAGAGAGTAAGGACTTCGGATTCAGGGCCGCAGAAACAGACGTAACAGGCCCACCGAGAAACAGACCAACCACAACGAATTACGGAACCAGACTTGGCGATATGCTGAAGTCTGCCGGGGAAACTGCTCTCGATTTTGTTCCAAGAGCAGGCGAGAAATATGGCACTCCTGCCAGTGCTAGGCCCTTTGGCGGGATAACCCAAAATGATATTGCAAACATGTTGGCTGATCCGACCAAGGTTCTCCATGGCCAGAAGATGAGTCGTGAAGATCGCAAGAAGATGAATGCGTTCTATCGTAAAACTGGCAACAAAGAATTCGTTATCGAAGACCTTGATGATGATTTCGCTTGGGCTGAACGTGAAGTAATGGTCAGCTCAGAGACTCCGTATATTGGTCCATCAGATGGGCTGAGTTTTCTCCAGAAGGTTCAAGGCAGTCGTGAAGCCGATCTCTGGAACGCTACCAAGGCTGGTGCATATGGCTTTGTCAATAGCGGTACAGTGGGTCTGCTACATGGCCTGAATGCACTGACGAGGACTGCTGGACTTGATTCAAATTGGTGGACAGACGCAAAGAACACATGGCTTAGTGTCGAAGAGGATCAATACTCTCGCAGTGCTGGGATGATTGGTAATGTACTTGGCTTCTTTGCTCCTACCAAGTGGGCTGGACTCGGCATAAAGGGTACGGCCAAGGGTGTTGGGTATGTTGCTGGGAAGGTGGCGGCCACTCGTGGAGCAAAGGTCGTTGCTGAGGTTGCTGGGAAGACTGCTGTAGGTAGGGCTACTGGAGCCGCAGTTGCGGGTACTGCAAAGGTGGTTGCAAAAGCCGTTGAGGTTCCTCTCAATCTGGCTACAAGGGTAACGAGCAAAACAATCTTTGAGCTTCCCAAGAAGCTTGTAGACAAGGCTGGAACGTGGAAGGTCACGAAGGCCATATCCGAGACAAGTTTCGTTAAGGCAAGTGGCAAGGCGATTGATGACCTTGGAGGCAAGGTTGGCAGTGGATGGGTTCACAGTAAGATTGCGGCCAATCCGGTACTTGCAAAGATATGGGAGAAGAACGGCGCACATGCTGTCCAACGGGCATTGAGCAAGACGATTACCCAAGCATGGAACAAGAGCCGTAGAACAAGTGTCAAGACACTCATCGAAGCTGGAGAGAAGGATGCCATAGACGAAGCCGAAAAGATGTTCATTGTGAACATGGAGAAGGAGATCAGGCGACTATATGGCAACAAGGTATCCAATGAAGTAGTTGGCGAGATGGTAGAGAATGCTCTTGGACAGTTCCAAAAGCATGTATCGAGCAGTGCAGGAAAAGCTGGTGATACCTTCAGGCGAATGCTGATGAATCCGCTTGGTATCAAGGGCCAGTATGCCGCATCTCTTGGACACAACATCTTGAATCAGGCTACTCATGGTGCTCAGTGGTCTGCACACAGGGCTGTGATGACGTTCAACCAGATGTTAGGGCTGTCTGCTATGACAGTTCAGGCACCCGAGAACGATCCGTGGTACACAAAGGGACAACTCTACGTTGCAGGAGCAAAGGACTACTTCCTACAGAATGCGAAGGACGAGTCATACTGGAGAACCTTTGCTTCTGGAGCCTTCTTCGCTTCTCATGGTGGACTATCCTACATCCCGAGCAATGTCCCGTTCCTTGGTAAAGTGGCTGGTGCGGCTAATCCATTCAGCAGTCTCAGAAAGGCTGTCTTTGGACCGAAGATCAGTGCAAGCAAGGCAGGAGAGATACTGGCCAAAGAGTTCGGTCCAGCGCATCAGCAACTCATGGGCAACATCAACAGGATGTTCGGGCGCAAGGCTACCGACACGATTGCAAGGTTCCTGAGCAACGCTCCGCAGACAAATAAGAAGCTTGCTGTTTCGATGCTGAAGAAAGCGTTCAAGAAAGATCCCGAGTCATTGTCCAATTCGTTCCTTGGCAGAGTTGCGGCAATGATGAAATCGGAACGAGCTACGTTTAGGAGTTCGAAGAAGGACTTCAGGCGTGGAGCAGTTGATGACGCAATAGATGATCTCCAGTTCGATACTCGCCATGTAGAAACGCTTCTCAATACGGCAGGAAAGACTCCAGCACAGATTCGACGAGCCAGAGAGCTTATAATTGGACAGCTCAAAAGCAACATGTCTACAGTTGTAAGCAATTACAGGAAGACTGCAATGAAGCAGTTCATGAGGGACGGCCTCTATGTCTTCGGTGGAAGGGTTCCTTGGACCTTCTTATCAACTGGTGGATACCACATGCTCAGTGAAACCAACTGGGGCAGGGATGCTGATGTTGAAGAGAAGACTGAAATGCTCTCACATCTTGGCTTTTCTTTATGGGCATCTTCCGAACCTGTTTTCTCCGAAGGTGGCATTCATCTTACCCCGAGAGGTTGGGGTCGTGGACGCAAGGAACCTGACAGCGATTACATGCCGGGATATTCCGATCTCGCAATAGAGATGAACCACATGGAACGGCAGATGTTTTATATGGGTCTTGGTACTGCTAGGCATAAGTCTGCTCCGCAGGACTTGAACCCGAAAGAAACCGCATTGACTCTCGCCAAGCCTCTTGGAAGTCAACGTGCTCTTGTCAAATCTATTGGCAAGAACATAAGCAAGCAGATGAAAGACGGTGCTCTTCGTGGTCTTGGTATCGACAAGACTCCCGGTATGCACACCGCCTACACTGTTCAGTATCCCGGTCAGGCCCCGGTAGCACCGGGACAGCTCGGGCCTATGGTCAACGCTATAAGCCATACAAGTACAGAGATTGAACATGGTAAGGAGATCCTTTTCTCGTTGCTGAAGAATACTCCAGAGATGCATGATCTTTTCAACATCGGTGGACTTACCCCTGCCGATGGAACCGAGTGGGTCAAAGCTCTTGAGCGTGATGAATCAACGAGGGACTTCATTCTTTCTGCGGCTGTCCATGCGATGAAGACTCAGTTCATCAGTGATGGGATCATGGAGCCGGGAGATGAACTCAGGATCAGTCATGCCCTCAAAGCAACTGCGGCCGAAGGCCAGAAGATCAATGGGCAGTTCCGAAAGGCGGCAGTAGAGGCTATCAATGCACTCCGCTTGGAGCAGATGAACGTCAAGGGTACTGACAGAAGCTCCAGCGTGGTAGATTGGTTCAACTTCAGGGACAACGACAAGCTGAATACTCGCATTGATAACCAGCTTGATATCGGGAAGCTCTTTGAGTTGAACGTCCATGGCAGGGTTCTTGATGACCTCAATGCTCCCGGTGAGACTCTTATCAGCAATGAGCAGTCCTACTATTCTGCATCTGAAGGAATGCTTGAAGAAGAAGTTTCTGCAATCTTGGATCGCTTTGATCAACGGGTAAAGGAAATGGGTGTTGATGATACCCTGAATCTTTCTGATGGGACGCTGAGGAATCACGTTCTTAGAAGCCTTGAAAGCTACGGACAGAGCACTTGGGCTACGATGATGGAAGAGGATCATCCTGTCCCACTGGACACCAGACCCGGTGTACTCACCAAGGAGCGTGTCTTCGAAGGCTTCCGCTTTGGCGGCTTGCTTGCCAAGGACAACACAACAAGCACGTATGTACTGAAACAGTTGCCAGAGCAGGTTCTCAGGGAGATGGAAGAGCCGCTGAAGACTGAAACAAAATCAGCGCACTACTTCCTGAAGAACGAGCCTGATGTCTTTGTGCCAAGTGAAAGCCTTTACGAGAAGAGTCCTGATTGGGTTATCAAGGGCAAGAGTGATGTTCGCATCAACAAGCCGATAACCTTTGGGCCAGTAACTCACCCCAAGTACATGAATGGCCAGCAACAGGCCCCCGGCTTCCAGCACGAGAGCGGCATGGTTGGGGCAATGGCAGACATAGGGCTGTCCCTAAGTGGATACCATCAGGCACAGAGGGGCATTGGCAGGCTCTTGCAGTACCGCAAGTCCGAGTTCAGTGACAGCGATGTTGCGGCTATTGCCGCCATTGATGATGCAGGGTTCTTCCATTACGGGGAGAAGGGTCGTAGGGCGATCCCTGCGAACGAGCTGATCATGGCTGTTGGTGGACGGGTATTCACTGGCGATGAGCAGATGGCTGTTGATATCAGGGCGCACTTCGATGCTGTCCGTGAGGCATGGAAAGATCCTACCGCAACAGGTGATATCAATTATGAGATAATCACCCCGAAATCGTACCTCAAGAAGATCATCGAATCTATTGAATCGTCAAGGGGAGCACCCATGACGAACTCAGAGATCAGCTCACTTGAGAACTGGATGGAAGGCTCAAGCCTTACTGCATATAACAACGTGATAGAACGGTTGACGAAGAAAGGGTTCCTTGAGGGCTGGGCAACCAGTGACAATACGCTTGAAGGAAACCAAGAGGTCTTCAACAAGACAGGTGCAGACAACGAAGAGATCATGGAGCGTTTGAGCTTTGTGCTGAATCCTCTTGCCGAGGCAACTACTGACCTAGAGAGGCGTGAGCTTCTCCAGCAGTTGAGCAAGAAGGTGCTTGGCCTGAAGAGGAAAGCCGCACCAAAGACAGTGATACGGATTGACAAACTCCACAGAGACATCCAGCAGCTTTTGCTAAAGAACAATCCACGATCAATAGAGAAGCTTCACAGGATGCTTCAGGGGACCAAGGCTCTTGTTATCACACAGCAGGGTGGAAGACCCAGTATCCGCATGGACCTTGAACGTCTTGAGGGTGGCAACATCGAGCACATTATTGAGAAGCTTGACCTGATCAATCGTGGGATCACGGACTCTCAGGGAATGAGGGAAGAGTTCCTCAAGCGAACGAATGAGGCTGGAGCAGATATAAGATCGTTGCTACCGGACATGGCACCTCCGAATCGTACCAATGGGGTCATGGATGTCATGACTGATGTTGGTATCGGTACAGGGTCAGCCCTTTCAGCAAAGACGCTGGAGGGTCTGGGCAACATCACAGCACAGCTTCTCACCCTTGGGATACCGGGGCAGGAGTTGACGATTGACAACTTCAGGAGTGGGTACTCAGGCATCCTGAAGGCTTCCATTGCCGAGATAGTCAAAGATGATATCCCAACACCATCGGAATCTGGTGCTACTCCATTCAGGACTAGTGCTCAGATGAAGAACCGTGTTGACAACCTCAGCGATTTAGATGTCTACAGTATCCTTTTCGATACATCAGACATGCGTGAATACAGGATCATAACTGCTGGGAAAGAGATCCATGCCGAATCTCAGTATTCATCTCTTCCGGTCAAGGATGCTGGACAACGAGATGAAGTAAGGGCCTCTGTAAAGGAACCGAAATTCACTGAAGGAGGATTCTCAGTAAAGACGGCGACAAGAAAGAGAACCATTGTTGATGACTTTGGAGATGACCTTGATACTCATGTCAGTTTGCTGAGGCACTTCAATTCCGAGACAAAGGAAGATCTGCTGACAAACAGCTCTGCACGAAGGAGAACCGGCGATACTGCATGGCATAATGGAGTAGATGCTATTGATCCGTCAGAACGTGGTGCTCACATGTACCGCTTGGATGACAATGGACAAATAGCAGTAAACAGGATGCTCATTCTCGAAAAGACAGAGGATGAAAGCATGTTCATCCCTGTTCCGTTTACTTCCGGTGAAACCACAACGTACATCGAGTGGCTTAACGGGATGGTTGGCAGGCTTGACGGACGGGTTGGAGAAGATACTGACCAGCAGGCGTTGGTTGACCTTGGGCGTAATCTTGCAAGCGATCTGACCGACTGGCAAGCAGAGCAGTACAACACCACACTGCCTGACCATGACATGTATCGGTTCATCACAAGCAAAGACAATGATTATGTCAGGGGAGATCTCACCAACCTGTACCGGATGGGGTATCGTGAACGTATGTTCGGCTCTGCCCAGATGATCAGCCATGCGGTGAAGGATGCTGGCTTGAAGGGTAGCAAGAGAATCAGGCAACTCTCAAGCGACAGTGTGCGAAGGCTTGAGCCTACAGCCCTCAACATGGCTATTCAAGACGTTCTGGATACATGGGGACCGGATGGTGAAGAGATCGTAAGAAACTTCAGTGAAGGTACTGGACGCAATACGAGATACAGGGTTCTTGCAGTCAACGAAGAAGAGCTTCAGTCAATGTTCGGTGTAGATGATCTTGACGGAGCCTTCATGCCTCACCCGATCCTCATTGCCGCAATGGCTAAGTCAATGGGATATGGTCCCGGCCATAATCTCATGAAGGCGTTTGTCCATGTTCCGGTTGGTGATTCCATGTTGGCAGATAAGGGCCTCATGGGTGTTCCGCTACCGAGGGTTGTTCAGTTGATGGATCGCCTTGGTGTAGCCGCTATCGAACCCAGATCAACAGTGAAGATCGGTGCAAGCGCAATAGACTTCGTTGATGTAGAGGTCAATGGCAGGCCACGGCATGTGCATGTAGCGGCATGGGGGACTGCTGATGGAAGTGGACGGACAGCAAGGGCAGATCGAGGAGTCTATACGGTCGGTGCAGAGGACATCAAGTTCCAGAGTATGCCGCATCCAGAAGAATCGGGAACGGTGCTTTCTGGGCAGATGACACTTGATTGGCACCCTGACGCTGTTGCTGATTTCAATTCAATGCTTCCGGTACAGGATATTGCTCAACTTGCTGGTGCTGTTCTTGGGGACATCCAGCCAGAGAACCTTGCATTGGCCAGAGCCTTGATGACAGACATAGAGCTGAACCCGATCATTGCAGAGGGTGATCTTCTGTCTGGTAAGGCGGCAATGTCGAGTCAGGTAATGGCATGGTCAACAGCCACGAGTCCTGCGATCTTCTTCAGGCGACAGGTACAGAACAGGCTTCTCTCAATCATGAGGGAAACACTCTTCAAGAGGTACTCTCGTCATGGTGGCAAGGGTTCTTTCATGCCTGATGCCACATACGCAAAGACAAGTGGAGAGGTTGACCTTGCAAATTACCTGAAGAATACGCCTGTAGAGATCAGTGGTGGAGCAATGGGCGTCAAAAGGACAATGACTCCTGTTCGTGGCAAGGATGGGGTTATTTCCCTGAACAATGACGGTACTCCAAGGACACGAGAATGGACTCCAGCAGATTCGGATGATTTCGTTTCTGCAAATTGGCCACTGAAAATAAACAGTCCCGGTAGCAACCACTACAATGTGCCTTCAAATCAGGTTGAGGGCATTCCCGGTCGTGAGATTCCTTGGAATCCTCATCGCTTGGATCAGGGACCAACTACCAATGCGGCTTACGGTGCGGCTGAAGAGATTTGGGCTGGTGGACATACTGGAGTAAGGACACAGAACACAACTCCGTTCCAGCAAATCTTCGCTCCCGGCGTGATAACCGGATTGAGCAGGAGAGGTGTTACCAACTTTGAGGTTGCCGCTGAGGCCGCTGGTGCGATGTACCACGAGATCATGACCAATACTAACGTAGTAGACATGACTCGCTCGGGTGGATTGATAGACCAACATGCGGAAAGCCTCAGGGCTGTTGTCCCAAATGAAAACCATCACTCTATTGATGCACTTGCAGTGGAGGTCAAGGACTTCATCACTGAATTTCTGTATAACGGTACACCTGAAGGTGGACTGAACTCAGGTGGTATCGAAGGGTCTATCTCTGCTGGGAATTCTCAAGCATTGATGACCATGCTCACAGGCAGGCGCACAGGGGACACTTGGGATGCAGAGCTTGATGCCTATGATTCAAATGAACGGATGGTTGACCCACGAACAGGCGAAGAGCTTGCTAATCACGACGGGAAGACTCCTGTAACTTATGGGCAGTTCATGTTTGACCAACGCTCTCCGAGTGGACAGCCAAACGACACCGTACCGAGCTTCACGTTGTCATTCCTGCCCGAAAGCATGGGCGCACAGATCATCATTAACAGGATTGATCAAGCAGGGATTCAGCAGGGAGATAATGATGGTGATAAATCCAACATCATCTTCAGTGCTCCTGCTGGAATGGTTGGTGAGATTCTACGTATCAGGAATATCATGGGTGGCATTCCATCTCAGAAGACAAAGAAGATGGAGCATGGATTCTCGTATATCGTACCAAGAGATTCTGATGAGTACAGTACGAGCAAGACAAACGGGAACCAGTACCTCAGGTATCTTGCTGACCAGAAGATTGCCAAGGCGATGACAGGACAGTTGGTGAATGTAAGGACAGCGGCATCCAACATCATTTCTAACAACATAGGCTTTGAGTATGATGTCATCGGAGGTGGTTCAGTCAACATCGAGCCAGTTGCAAGATACGATGAGTTCATGGAAGAACACATGCCTATAATGATCGACCTGATCTCAAGGGTGCAGAAGGTTCTTGATGTTCCCGGTGAGTTCATGGAAGAAGATCTGAAGAACATGAATGTTGATCATGAAATCTTCGGTAGACTAATGAGAAAGGGAACCAGAGGCAAGAACCAGACAGACTATGTGCCATCAATAGAAGACCCATCACGACAAGGAAGCAAGGGCCAGTTGAACGATATTGAGTACCATCTTCTTGGTGCAATACGTAGGCTTATCAGTCGCATCTCTTCGATATCTCGTGATGAGTTTGTTGGGGGAGAGTCTGTTTCGAAGAACATGGATGTCATGATCGACTTCGCTATTGATGTGAAGAAGATCTCAAGAAGCGATGTATCTGTTGAAACAGGATTGAAAGAGTTCTTGAAAGAGGATCTTGAGGCTCTTGGCTACAAGGACGAAGCACTGCAACATGCGATAAACACACTCAGGATTAGGACAAACAACAACGTACTGTTCTCTGACTTCATTGCAGATGCGATTGTCAGAGTAGGCACGATGCTTGAGGGTGATCTCATTGGTGTTGAAACCTATGACTCTGCTCAGGGAAGAGAAGCCCTGCTTACGATGACTCACGAGACTGACAACATGAGGAAGCTCAGGAAGATCAGGGGTGAGTATTCGATGAGGCAGTATATCTCGTATGCGGAAAGGATGGCGGCTGAGGCTGGCCCTGCTGGTGGACACTGGGCAGACGAAGCGAAGATCCAGAAGGCAAAGCTCAGGACGCTCGATGCCGAAGCTACTGCGATGAAGCTTGAGGTCCAGAGGCCCAAGGACATACGAGAACTGAAGCGTTTCGAAGTATCCGCAATGGAAGGTGCGGCAATGCTGACAACGCTTATGAATACTCCACGAGAGATGGTCGGCAACGAAGCGGCTGAGGCTGATGCCATGGCCACTGAGCTGATCCGAGCAAGAAACCAGCTTTGGGGAGCACAGATCGGGCAAGAGGGCGGCAAGTACCTAAGCAGTACAGGCATTGTCAAAGGAAGGACTCGTGAAGTTATCTTGAATGACATTACAAGGGTCTACTTTGAATCGTTCCTTGAGCCTGATGAAAGCAACTTCGAAGAGCTTCTTGGAAGACTGCTTGAGCTTGAGCGTCTTGCTACGTACAAGCACAAGGCTTCTGACTATATCGCATTCAAGCCAATGAAGAATGATCTAGTAGAAGCTGCTTATCAGTTCAGCCCTGTCAGGACGTTGCAGTTCATGACAAGGTTGATGGAGACTTCGATAATCTCTTCTACTCTTTGGAGGAAGGGAACAGTAAGGAACCTTAAAGAGCTTCAGGCAATGGCTGGAGACATGGATACATGGGATGCTCAGGTTGGTGAAGCAAGAAGCCTCATCAGACGTAACATGGATTGGAGCGTAGAGAACCCGGTAATGGATACGCTGGATCGCTTGGCTTTATCCAGACCAAGAGAGGTCACTCTGGGTATCTTCGGTGATGTTGTTGCTTCGGGTCGTGGAGGTGGCCAGATACAGCCAGAGAGCCAGCTACTAAGGGATGCTATGCAAATAGCCGCAGACCTTGAGATGAACCCTAAGGATGTCATCTACGCAACGCTGAAGCCCAACAAGAATGTTGTGTTGGATATTGCATCGTTGAGGGCGTTCTATTCAAGAGACTTTGATGATCAAGGTATTATCGAGGTCAAGAAGAAGGCGTTCAACATGGGCGACATGGGATTTGCAAAGGACATCGAGCTTGAATACAGGAGAAGTGAGGCCAAGGCACAGAACGAAGCTACGGCACTGAAGAACGAGGGTCGTGACAAGGACAGTCAGATACCATTCACAACTCCTGAGAGGGTCAAGCTTAATCCGAAGGACATTGCTGTGATAAATAGTAGAGCACTCAAGCGACTGGGTAATGTCAGCAAGATCATAAGCGGAGTGTCGTACCGCATGGAACAGATGAGGATAAAGACAGACTCAGAACTTCCCAAGGACTACGACAATGGACTTTCTGCTCCTGCAAGTCGATCTGCAAAGACACTCAGAAAGATGAGCGTCAATACTCAAATGAAGCGCAATCGTAAAATCTGTGGAGGCTCGTGATGGTTGACTGCATAGGTGATGGAAGAATCGAGATCGACAAGGACATCATTGAGCGTGAAAAGGAACTTGGCAAGATTGAACAAAGGTTCATGAAGGAGCAGAGTCCTGTTGCTGAGTTCATTAGGGCAGAACTTGGGATGCACTTCAGGGATATTGGCATCGGAGAGGACGGCCTCTTCGGTGTCTATCGTTCATGGGTGTTTGATGAAGTTGGCATTGAGATTGGCGAACATGAGTCATATAGCCTACCAACAAGGCAGGATACCGCAAGGTTGAAGATGTTGCTAGACGATGCAGAAAATAAGTTCGACAACATGGTTAAGTATGTTGACAAGGTTCTTGCCAAGCATGACGGAGACTTTAATGATGCATTTGAAGCAGTCAAGGGTGGCAAGCATAAGCTGATCGGCATGGGTCAAAAAGTTGCGCCGCTGACAAAGCGATACAGCTTCAGGAAGCTCCCTCTTGGGCAGAGGTTGTACGATAATGTTCTACAGGCTAAGGGACAGCACGAGGCCAGAACAGAGACAATGCAAAGCGAACTGAACAACTTGATGAAGAGCATTATAGATATCTCTGGCGCAAGGAACGATGCAGAGATCAAGCGACTTGGTAAAATTGATGCAGAGATCAGCCGTCTTGAGATGAAGCAAGAAGGCATGAAACAAATGGCAGACAGAGGAACCCTACCTGAAGAATCAGGTGTTGAACTGGTAGAGGTTACAAACAAGCTCAGGGGCCTGAACGCTGAACGTGTTTCAAAACTGAACAACTATGAAGACAATCCTGCTACTGCATTCGCAAGCAAGCTCATTGATGTAATCGAACATAAGGACTTTGTAAAAAGGAAGAAGACTGCAACTGCGATTTCAAAAGAAATGGCAATAAAGCCTGCACATATCGAAAATCTTGCTGATGGATTTGAGAGGTTCTTCAAGAAGATGGTTGTCATCGGTGAAGAAACGGCAGTCAATTCGGCAGAGCTTATCGAGATGCATCTTGAGCGGCTCAGGGTAAGCCCAGAAGATCGTCAGCGAATCATCGACTCAACAGCAGGGCTGGACTTTGCGGCCATGGAGAAGGGCTACTTCCCACGCATGGAGATCGGGGCTGGAGATGGATTCGTACTAGAGCAGATAGTCAACATGCTTGATGATGCAAATATCGTAGAATCAAAGAGCATCACAGGAGATGTGACTAAGCTTGTTGAAAGCTACATGAAGCACAGGTCTGCTGAGGCACCATCATCTATGAGGCGAAGAAACAGGAACGCAATAGATGTTGCAGTGAAGTACACCACACAGATGTTGCACACCAACTTGACAACCAAGATGCTACTTGAGATGGAACGTCCGGCAATGGTTCTTGGCGATATCCTTAGCAAGTTGGATGGGTTTCAAAAGGAAATCTACCTTGAAGCTTGGCAACAGCAGATTGAACGGCTCAGGGCTGATGTAATCGGTACTGCAAGCCATGGAGTAGCGGCAAGCCTCAGTCGCTCTGTATTGGCCACTACGACAGGGCTGAAGCTTGGTGGACTCAACATACCGGGGATCATCAGGAACACTGTTGACGGCATGTATATCGCATCTGCGGCGGCTGGATGGACTGCGGCATATAAGCTTGTTCCAGAGAAAAAGAAGAACAATCCTCAATTCAGGATTGATTTGGAAAGATATCAAAGTGATCAGCAAAGAGCACTTGCTATTGATAAGTTCTGGAATCCAGAAAAAGGTGCGATGCATGACAGGGAATCCCTGATCGGTACGTTTGGTGAAGAGCTTGCTGATGCAGGACTTGGGGTAAGACTACAGAACAGGAAGAAGGTCAGTGACTTTGCCGCAATACTGGAGAAGGGTACTGGAGCCGCCGCACAAGCATTGATGACATACACTGGATGGAAAAAGGGTGAGAACATACCAAGAAAATTTTCCAGTGACACAGGAGCCGCAATGGGCCTGATGATAGCAGAGGAAGACTACCTTCCGATGTTTATTGAAAGAAGATTAAGTAGCGCACATGCTAAGAAATTTGGACTGAACATAAAGAACGCCAATAGTGGTGATGAAGAGCTTTGGAGGCCAGAATACGAGAAGCTTGCCAAGAAGATGACAAACGACATGGGATTCGAAATCATGGCTGGTAGCCAGTGGATCTACGATGCTCAGGAAAGGCACTGGATCGAGAGCTTTGAACCCGGTGGAGTCAAGATCGGCAAAGCCATAGCCATGTTCCAGCACTATCCCGTATCGTGGAATACGGCAATGCTGTTGGCTACTCAGGATATCTACAAGCAGACTAAAGCTGGTGGATTCAGGGCTGGATTCGGTGCTACTACAAAAGAGAAGCGATGGGCAATGAACCAAGACTATGCGTTCAACCCAAAGCTGACGTTTATGCTGTCAATGGCGATGATGTTGACTGCTGGAATCATAGCTGAAAAAGAGAAAGCATATGGACGGAAGATCGGGTACAGGATGTACGGAATGGCCCAAAATCCTGTACTTGAAACAATACAGGGATTCGCTGAAGCAAAGAGGGAATATGGTGCGGCACAGAAAAGGGCCTTCTTTGGACAGGGAGTCGTTTCTCAATGGACAGGGCCTCATGTCCAGTATTTCATAGATGCAATGAATATTGCCGCAATTGAGCTTGGTCAAACAAACGAAGAGTGGCCAGAGTGGTTGTCATTCACACTCCAGCAGACAATAGGATTTGCTCCTAACGAAGAGAACGTAAATTGGGACCCAGACGACAGGATGGAAGGCATTCTCAGTCGGTTGCAGAAGGTCGTTCCATTCGTGAATCGTGGAGTGCCAATAATCGAAAATCAACGTGAACGTAAGGACGCTGATGTTCTCATGTGGGACTTACTTAGGGCTACGTTTAATGTAACTGGTGGAAGATATGCACCCATTCCAGAGGATGAAGAGGGTACTCTCACTCCAGAACAGTTGCTTAGGTCTGAGCAAATGGAAGCACAGAATAGGTTCGTTGAAGAACAGGATATTGGAGCACAGTAAAAGAGGGAGGTCATTACAACCTCCCCCAGTATTTTCGCTTTCAGTTTATCAGTCTTTTACTCTGATAATCAACATCCCTGACGGAACACCCGGCTGACCGGGAAACACATCAGACCAAGGCTCTGCCCATTCACTATACACACCGACACGGCCAGCGGCATCTCTACCCCTGACCCTGATAGTCTGCATACTGTTGGGAGCATAGGGAACCTCTACAAAAGCGAACGTGGTATCTCCAACAGCGATACCGTCAATTATGATAACTGATCCGTTGACCATCCATTCGGCTATGTACTCTACCACCTCACTACCAGTGGAAGGATGAGTCCAATGCCACTTAATGATAGGCAACTCTGGAGGCAGTGTACCCGGTGCATAAAACGTGTTTGCCTCAGGAACAAAATCGTACCCTTCATTGTTACCTTCGTTATCAGTAACAGTCGTACAAAATTCGTAACTGGTATTGGCAAACGGTGGAGTCCAGAACACTGGACTAGATATGGCACCTCCAATCTCTGAGATGTAAGCCCAATCAACCATGCTGGGTAATCTGTAATAGAACCCAACTCCACCAGCGGCTTCCCATGCGATATCAGAATCAACAGTGAAGTCGATCTTAATCTGGGAAGTGATAGTGGTATCAGGTAGAGCCAGCACAGTGCTCACGGGAGGGGTCTGAGCATAGACCCCCACCACGAACAGTGCCAACACTACCAGAAGCGTAGAGAGACACCAGAACAGCTTCATCAGTTCACTCCTCCATGAACAATCTTGTCAACAGGGACATCATCTTCATCCTTGTCTTCTTCCTCATCAATCAACCTCAACTCTTCAGTCGTGATCGCATTCATCTTGTAGACAAGCCACTGTGCAATCTCAATAGCATGGTCAACATCATGTTCAGCGATAGTGGAAGCACCCATGTACCGAGCACTCGCCTGCAACATGTTATTGGCAATGCTTCCCACCGAGTTCATGGTCTGCAAGATGTTGTTCTTGGCGATCTCATTAGCAGATGGTACTCGTGGAGGTACGTTCTGATTGGGATTGCCCTGTGGGATCTGCGGAATCGGCCTCTTGTTTTTGCTCACTGTGAGTTCCTTTCGGGAATGGTTAATCTGTTACGGCGGTACACACAACAGTTATTCTCCATAAAGAAGAGTTGTAACTATAATGCACTGCTTTGGGGTTATCAGGCAAGGACATTTCTATTTGTCTCATCTCGTCAATCTCAAGTTGCATCTGTGTGTAATTATTGATCCTCTTGAGCAGACCATTTACAAATTCAAGTGACACGACATCTGGGGCAATGCTGATATAAACACTAGCTTGATAGTTGGTTAAGGTTACATCGACATTCACTTCTTCATGTGCGATTTTGCAATCATCAATCCATCCGTTGACTGCTAAACAAATCTCTCTCAACTTCTCCAGTTCTTCCACATACAGAAGTAAGTTTGTTGCCAACATCGGCAAACACCTCTCTTATTCTGACTATCAGGACACCCTTAGGCCTCACTGGTGGGAACCTAACGAGCCTGATGTCGTTGATCTTGCTGTCATCAGTGATAATTCCAGCCTTGTCCAGAGCATCCATAGACGCTTTCTCAACATTGATTAGATCCCTTTTCCTGAGATCAGGGATATGCACCTCAATGAGAACGTCATATGGAGGCTCAAGGGTTTTGATTTTACCATGCAAGTCTCTGTAGACTCGTTCAAAGTAAGCACGACCCTTTGGGGCAGTAATCAATCTTGCTGTCCACTTGAGCTTGCCATTAACCATGGTCTTCATGGCAACAGGCATCTTCATGTGATTAGCAGTAGGAGGATACTCAACTGTCAGTATCAGTTCCGTCTTCCCCAATGAGTCCTTGGAAATCTTCTCTATTCGACTCATGTTCGAAAACTCTGACATGTTTGCCTACCTTTTCTGAAGCCTTGGTAATTGCTGTGGTGTAGAGGTATTCAAGATTGTCAATGCCATGACCCTTTAGGTCTACCCAACTACCGTCCTCAACCATACCAAGAAGAAGACGAACCTTCTTCAGTCGTTGGATATGGGCAGTGCAGTCGTTGGAGAACTCAGCCAAGTGGCCAATTGCTACATCAACAACCTTGATACCATGGGCAGGGTCTTTGAAAGGCTCATTCATTATTCCTGATTCCTTGCATTTCAGAATACCTCATGTGATCACCATCGAAGAAGAGATCAACCAAGGTAGTCTCTCCATACCGTGTCTTTGCCGCAATAACTTCGATACGGTTTTGATCATCGTCATAATCTACCTTGTAAGGATAGAAGACGAACATCACGGTAGCGGCCAGTTGTTCAAGAGCACCGGACTCCGACAGGTCGGACAGTCTTGGTCGCTTATCGTCACGACCCTCAATGCCTCTACTGAGCTGGCTAAGGACAAGGAACATGATGTTATATGTTTTTGCAATCTCTTTGTAATGCTTCATAAGCCTGAGGATCTCAAGCCTGATGTTGTTGTCATCGAATCTTGAGATCTGAATGAAGTCATCAACAACTACATCGACATCGTATTTGGCAACGAGAGTTTCAATCTTAGTCGAGTCATAAATGTCATCATGAATGAATAGAAGACCATCCCACTTCTCTTTCATCTTCTCAATAACCCTGGCAAGTTCTTCTTTATGCGCCTCTGTAAGTTCACCACGTTTAAGTATATTGCTGGTAAGGATATCCGATTCATTTGCCATCATCTTGTGCAGTAGCCTACTTGTGGTCATTTCTTTACTGATAATCAATACTTTGAAGCCCATTTCCAACCAGTTTCTACATAGCTGTGCGGCAAGACTTGTCTTTCCATGTCCCGGCCTGCCTCCGAGGATCTCAACCTCTTTCCTATTCAATCCAGCAAGCTTGTCATCAAGAGTTTTAATGCCGAAAGGTATCAGGGCATCTTTACCCATGATCGCATCCTCACCGGCCTGCAAGAGCTGTGCATGGAGGTCTGCTTCTGCCTCCGGTTGAAGTCCCTTAAGATTCCTGAGATTCTCAAGAGCCTCATCAAGACTACCGGGAGCATCCATTGTTGTAATCAAATTGGTTAGCGTCATTTTAGCTTCATTCATAATGAAGTGTCGGCTGACAGCACCATGGAGTTCTTTTACTTCAAGCTCTGTGACATTGCTTTCAATTGCCATTCCCATGAATGCAAGGATCTTCTTCTCGGGAATCTCCAAATGTCTTGTATTCCTCACTAGACGTTCTGTTACCAACTCTGGTGTCATGCTCGACTTTTCTTTCCACATTGCGTGAAGCTCTGCTAAGATCATCCGTGGAACTTGATCTTGTATCTGATTTGGTTTCAACCAGAACCTTGTCGTTGTTCCCTTGTTCTTTGCAAGGCCCATGAGGTATCTCATCAAAAGATTTTTGTAACTCATTTGCCCTCCTTTCTCGGGTACGTTCATTGCTTTGATCAACATGCTTTATCAACTCGGGATCTTCGTCTTCAACGAACTTCAATTCATACATGTTGACCACATCTGGATCAATGCCCAAGTTTCTCAACTCGGGTACACCTTCGCCTAACGTGAGGTAATTCCAGTAGGCTATGGCATTCCCGAATTCTCGAAAATATGCGAGAGCCATCTGCGGTCCCCCTACCAGAAAACACCTCATCTTTAGTCTCCTTTTTCAATCAGGAAAGGAACCATAACCTGATCGTTTCTGTCATGATTATGAACATACTTTCTCGCCTTGTTCAAAGCCTTCAACAAATTCTCATAGTCAGCTACTCTGACTTGGAATGCACCAAACGATAGGCGATCTGTCATATCATTAGATCCACTGGAATAACCAATTTGTATTTCAACTGTGTCTCCACCAAGACCCATGCTCAATGCTTTGCTGTCACCCACATAGGACTTCTCAAGATGTACTTCCATTCGCTTCATAGTACCCCCAGTATGGCTCTAACAACGTACCAGACGAGTATGCCAATCGTAGTGCCTAACACAAGAATACCCCAAGGAGATTTAACCTCAGGGCTTATGAGTCCACCATTCTTTCCGAACAACCACTGTTGCCATTTTGGACGTAACATTATCGCTCCTTATCTATTTGTTTTTCACCATGACTGTAGCCCAAATCATATGCGTCTTTCTGGGTCTGATCAATAAGCTTTGCAGCTCTAATCGCATCTTCTTTTAATCGTTCATTCATTTTCAATACACTATCAAGATCATCAGCAAGAGCCTTGCCTGTTTTTATGACATCACTTGCATCAGATACTCCAGCCTCTAGTCCTCTGTTGTAGACACTTTGTAAGTATTCCTTTGTCACTAGCAACCATCCGAAAGGTAGGGGAACAGCATCCGTTCTGCTCCCCATCCTATTAGTCCTCCGTGACATCTTTAGCTCCGTCTATTTTGGCTTGTTCAATGCAATCCTCACAAGGTTCAACTGTAAGCCATAGATCATTGTCACTATCAACACGTCTGTTTTTGATTTCAAGATCAGAATGACATTCACTGCATTCAATACTGTAGGGTTGTTCTTCCATTTTTCCTCCATCAGCACTTACTCCATCAAAATGTTCTTCAAGTTCTGTTTCACGATCATGAAAGAAATGTTTCAAAGCTTCAACCATGTCTTCACCGATTGTCATTGTGGAATTCCTTTCTGAGATATGAAATCCACATCTCTCTGAGGTCTTCGAAGTTCAGAAGCATCCATGCAAAAGTACGAGGAGTGAACATGTCATTCGTATGTAACTGATCTCTCGATTCTGCTTTTCTTATGTAGAGATTCACTCGTGGAGGAACAAAGGTAAACTTGTCTACCTCTGTGAAAATGAAGTTGTGAAATGTCTCAAGGTTATGCCAATGCTCATCGACAAATGCTTCTTGAGCCGCTTCTGCCTCCAACATCTGATCATCCATTCTATCCTCTGGGGGGTAGTCCATCGAGGTTCCTTTTCTGTGCTTGGGCTTTGTCCTCAACACCACGGCAAATACCTAAGAGGTACATCTCACGAAAGCCACGGTTACGACAGTTTGTATTGTTCCATATGCTAATTGCTTCAAGAGCCTTCTTGTCTCCACGTTCAGTGTTGCCTACGAATGTGCTCAGTTCGGTTATGAAACTATCGTACCTTCCTTGATTCAGCTTCATGGGTTTGAGCATTTTCGTAACTGCTTTATGAACATTTTCAGGGAGCTTAACAAGATTGCGAGTAGAGGGATCAGGTTTCATGACCCCTCCACACACAGGACACTTCCTCGGTCCTCTTTTCCTCTTAGGCACTCTTGGCCATACCCCTGAAATACTCAACAGCATCGTTGCTACTGTGGATGATTCCTGCGGGATTGGTGTTCTGTTGGATACCGAAAGTCACAGCATTCAACAAACTCCAAGCAGTCTTGTCAGCGAACACAGCAAACGGAGGAATCTTGTGATGCTTCACAGCCTGAACGAACTGACTCTTGTTGTTGCCAGAGGTCTTCAGGATGCCTTTCACAGCCATGTCACACAGGATCTTGTATCCCTGATTCTCCACCAGATCAATCGCCTTCAGACGCTTCTTCAATTCCTGATCCTTGAAGAACTGATCCGGACCCTGTTTGATCGTGTTCAGAATAAGTCCCGGCAGAACATTGTGGATGTTCTTGGTATGCCTATGAGAACTCATGAGCTGGCCTGAGAACGCCAAATTATCGCAGACGAACACCTGATGCCCGATGCAAACAGCGGCTCGTGTCGATCCATCCAGAGCATTCTTGATGCCAACGCATAACGAGAAGTCATCATCAGCATCTCCGGTACTCATGTCCATGATCAGCAGACCGAACATCCTTGCCCCAACCCGCATCCCAAACTCTTTCGTATTGGATGCACTCAAGGCGTAATATTCTTCCTTGATGGGAACATCGAAGAACCTTCTGACATTGTGCTTCACTTCATCAACGATCTCAGAGTGTGTCACAGGGACATATGTTTCCGAGTCAGGCAGAAACGGGTCCATCTCAATCGTCTTGAGAATGTTGTCATTGTGATACATTCTGCTACCAGTCATGTGCATCATGAGAGTAGCTCCCTTGTGTCCAATTGTTTGAGCACCTACTTCTCCACCATCCAAGAGATCGTCTTGACCCAGAGGATCAAAACCCTCTTCATCTTCTTCAGCAGGATCAATAACATCTTCATCGACCATGCCTAAATCCAAGTTGTCATCCATTAGTATTCCTTTCCTTGTTACAGAGTTGCAAAAGGGAGGGAAGCGTTGGCTTCTCCCCTCCCCTGTTACCATTCTAGTCTCACACTCCACACCTAGAACGGCAAATCGTCATCCTCATCCATGCCACCAGATGCGGCAGTGTTAGCGGCGGCCTGTTCTTTCTCATAGCCCTTAGACCATGCATCGAAGTCAGGCTTCAGCAATTCAGCCACATTCTCATTGACATCACGGAAGTACCCGAAGGTAGTGAATGGTCCCTTCATCTCGCCAGTAGGCTCACCATTCTTCTTGGCTTCGTAAGGCTTGGTAGGCTTGCCACAAACCAACGTAACCAGCTTGCCAATCATACCACCTTCAGTATCTTCCCACTCATCCTTGCCCATAACCATATTGGTCATATCAACAGGAGTAGTGGGCATGGGAACTTCAGTGAATTTGATTCCGAAAGGTGCCAGCTTGTGAAACAGGATGTCTCTGATCTGCTGAGTACCAAGGAAACGCTCACCATCAGTCGGAATCTGGATGGAATCACGAATATGATATCCACTCAATCCTTCATGATCAATCACCCTGAAGACAAGGTTGGCCTTCAGATATGGAGTACCATTGTTCGCAGTGTAGACTTCGGTAGGCCGATAGTCACTGAAGCCAACGATAACACCATGAACTTCTGTGTTCTTCTCCAGATAGTCAGGCCAATCGCCTCCGTAGGAATCCGGCTCACCTTCTGGAAATTCTACTTTCTCAGCCATTTGCAAAGCTCCTTTGCTTGTTCTTCCATTCGTTCCATGAATCGGTGCCGAAACGTATCAGCAACCACTCTCCTTCAGGACTTCTTCCAACCTCTGTTGCCAGCAAAGGTCCGTCTTCGTCCTTCAGCTCCCTAAATCTCCGAGAGATGTTGGAAGCACTTGCATACCTGTCGTACCGTGACATCAAAAAGCTCTTGAATGCTACCTCAAGATCACTTGATTTCACATGTATGACATCATTGACGATCAGCCAGATCAGCAGTGCATCCTTGACTGACGGGTTCTTCTTCTTCAACAACGGGACTTGTGACTTCATCAATACTCTCCATGTAGCTAATGTTTGTGAATGAAGTTGGGTTGCTCAATTCAATGCAGTCTTTCATCCCGAGAGATTGAACTCCATCGAATATCCCAACTTTTACTTGGCCACTACTTGTCACGAGAACAACCTTTTCTCCGATAAGTTTGACCAATGCACTTGCAGGCAGTTTTACAGCCATAAGTACCTACCCTTTCTTCTTCGGTGCATCTTTCTTGCTAAGATGTGACTCTATCTTCTTGATGATGCTATCAACAGCCAGATAGTTCCAACTCAAAGCATCAAGTTTTTCACTGAATGCCTTTGCTTCTTTTGGAGCAAGCTTCTTGAACAGCTCTTGTTCCAAGTAGTAGATTCTATCTGACTTTGCAGTTGGAACATCGTTCTTGTGATCGTGCCCAACATATGTCACACCATCAGCAGGATTGACTTGCGCCCAGAGGCCCTTGAATACATCAGAATCAACGCCAAGCTTGCTCAAGGCTTTGCTTATGGCATCGGTCTGTGCCTTCTTCAGAACATCACTGTCGCCACTCTGGAAAGCCCATCCACTTGTCATCTCAAATTGACCACCGGGCATACCTTCGGACTCACACCAGAAGAAATAGCAGTCAAGCTGGACATAAACAGGAGTTTCGTTGTCGTATATCCATGTCCATCTCAAATCCTGAAGTCCCCATTTCAATCCATACGGACCCCAGATTTTCGTGCATTTCTCCATCTGATACTGAGCCTGAACCGTAGTATAACCACCACGAGTAGAGGCCCACTTCAAGGACTCAGGAACAGGTATCCTGTGTTTCTCGTAAAATGCATTACGAGCCTTTGTTGTTTCTGCCATTTACTTCACCACCTTATAGTCACTGACCATTTTGGGGATGAAGATCACATCACCATTGTCAGAACAATTGGCACGATTCGTAACCCTCATATGAGCACGAGCATTTTTGATCGCAGTCTTGTTCTTGTAATGAATGGCAGGCAGGCCAGCAAATAGGTTACAATAACCACATTCCCAATCTTCTTCAGGCATAGCCAGTGGAATTGTACCAGTGTCCACATAGACCTTATCAACCTGTTGGACAAGTTCCCAATAGGCACGAGCATCTTCAACACATGAGCTATCAGCTATGCAAGTTGTATGATTTAGATTCTCTTTGTCTATGTGGACACTGGTACAATTCCACTGGCTATGCCTGAAGAAGATTGGGAATGTGGTTATTGTAACCTATTTGC